ATGATTTGACTCAATATGCCGAACATTTACTCTCCACTTATCTCGATCCAGATGCATCAGCCGTGATGCACCGAATGGATCCTAAACCGTTTGATGCGGTCAGGGAATGTCTTGATGAATTGCAACAAGCGAAGTTGGAATACGATTCTTGCAAAGGGACTCAATTTGGTGATGTCAATCATTTGGATTTCACGGCAAGCGAGGATCCGTTCGAGATTGCTTGGGACATGGTGATCAAGATGCCTATCCGCCCAGGATCGTTGCACCAAAAGCGTCGAGAGTATTCGTACTTCAATCCGAAGCGTAAGGCTAAACAGTTCATGGATCAAATCCCTCCCCTAATGGCGGTTCCAATCGATGAAGGCGATGAGAGTGATGACGATCAACTCAGTTATGAGGCGATTTATGATCACGATGATGGTTTTAGCCACACACCTGCTACGATTGTTGGACCCGAAGGTATCATCGCAGAACGTGTTGATACACCTGATAGTTCGGAGATCATTGCGGGAAGAGAGGATAAACGTGTTTGGGGCGATCCATTATCTCAGCGAAGAGAATGGTGGCTTCAAGGTCCACACGGAGATCTTTACGCTCGAAGAGGCGATGGCAAAGGCAATGTTGCAATGGAAGAGGGCAATCAATACAGGATTGAAGAAGGCAACTTGCAAGGTAAAGACCGTGAGAAATTGATGGAATATCTCGAAATGCTTTCGACAATGATGAATCAGCACGGTGATGAGTTGATTCTTGACAATGATGTACGGATGATGCCGAATCCAGATCTGGAGAGGAAATCATGAGCGCATTTGATTCCGCATGGGAGATCATGAAGGCTCCTTTGGATCTTGATTCGATCAAGCCGTTCATGTATTCGGCAGAGGATGCGGAGCAAGAGAAGCGGATGCACGTTGCAGATTTCGTTGACCCCGATAATCAACAGCGGTATCCAATGGTGATCTCAACTCCTTCATATTCACATGATTTCAACGTGGACATAGACTTCCCTCCAAATCAGGAGGCTGGTTTTGATGAAACCATTGGCCGACACATTGGAAATTCAAACGTTCATTATCATGAAGATCATGAGCCAAGTGATCCAGAATTTGCAATGCAATACCCTCCCAACAGATCAATCGTGGGAGTTAGCCCGTACATTGCCGAACCTTATCGAAGAAAGGGAATGGCTCAAGCCATTTACGATCTCGTTCGAGAGTTGGGTTATCGGATCAAACCATCGAGCAACCTTTCCGATGGGGGCGAAGGTCTTTGGAGAAAGAACCAAGGTCGAGAGATTGATGATGATTCCGAATGGAGAGGCATGAGGGAGCGGGTTGAATGAGCGTATTCGATCAGTCTTGGGATTTCATGAAATCCTTTTACCTTGATCCAAATGATTCGACGGTGGCGACATACACCCCGTATCAATATGTTTTGCCAACAGTTGAGCCAGGAGGGAAACCTCGCCCTGATCTTCTCGACTACGGTCAAAAAAATGCGGAAGGCGATACATACTACACGGCTTACAATTTAGCCAACCCTTATTTTCACAATAAAGACTGGGGCTTGAACTCAAAGAGAGATGTTTTTGGAGTACGTGAACATGACATAGGATCTATACCGATGAATGAAGACGAGATGATTCAACGGATTGTCGATACCATTGTCCACGAACAGGGACACGCAGCAATTGATCCGCCTCTTCGATCAGAGGCACATGAGGATTGGATGAATGATCCATATGAGCAAGCGCAATTGAGTGCTTTTCAGCCAAGCACAAATACCCATGAGGCAGGAGCAATGTTGATCGAGGGGATTCCATTTGATCAGCAAGCGGATATTCTTCGACGGAGAGGATACCTGTGAGCGTATTTGATCAGTCTTGGGATTTGATAAAGGCAACAGTCGATGAAGCGGCGTATGCTCGTTTCAAACAACTTATGGATCGCCATGGTGGTTTCCCTGGGTCAAACGAAGGGCTGTACCGTGAACTTGAGGATGGGCGTTATGTTGATCGGAATGATGGTGAAATGTACGCTCCCATTCTTGATGATGAGGGTTATGTTGATTATGACTATCATCCTTCCGAGGGCGAACCGTTGGGTAAAGTTCCCGTTGATATTGGCAGAGGGTACGAACATATTGTTCATTCAATCCCTGCTTTGGATCAATATCGTCCTTCGCAATATGTTGCTAAAGTACCAATCCCTAAATCTGGTCAACCAGATCATGTGCGGCGGCAGGAAGAGTATTCAGCACCCGAAGGAATCACACGTGCGCCAATTGAAGCATTTTGGAGCAAGGTGATGGGGAATTCCGAACCGATTGTTCCTTACTCCGTATTCAGTTCAGGTGATACTTTGGATTTGGTGCAGCGTGATTTGCGACATTATTCTCCTTTTGTGAAGCCAATGGATCAACGCATGGGGCATATTCTCGATTTGAAGGACACCCCGTATGATGATGAAGATTTCATATCAATGTTTGATGATTGGAGTCCAACAAGAAGTATGACTCAGCAAGGTCTTGCCGATCAAGAAATTAGAGGATACGAAGATGATTTTCATCAACAAGGTGATTTAAGCGATGAACAGATTGGTGAGGAGGGCCATCGACTCGGATCAGGGAATGTTGATGTGGATGGACTCATTTACGATTATGTTTCTCAGCGACCGTTTCAAAATGATGAACGCAAATTGTTGACGCAGGATCGAATCGACAGGATTCTTGAGGATACTATTCGAGAACAGAAGAGGGTTCCAAAGCGATACCGACAATACTCCACCGATCTGGATCAAAACATCCGACAACTGATCTCCGAATTGCAAGAATCATCAAAGAAAGGACGAATGATTGGATCTTCAATTTCGTTTAGGGATGCTCGGCACGACGTTGAATTGTGATCCACAACCTTGACAAGGCTGGCAAGGTTAGATATATAGCGGATTGATAGCATCAACCGTGGCAAGCGTCTTTGCTTCTGGTCATCAAGGCCACCGCACGACCACCCCTGCACAGCGTAATACGTTGTTTCTTATGCAAAAATACGGGTTGTTCGGCTTTTCAGGAGGGATTCGTCCCAACCTGCGAAGTATTGAGTCGTGTGGATTCAAGTCTTGAAAAAAAACTGGAAAGAATTTTTTTGTTGTGATCTCGTCGGAACCTCGACGAGGCAAAAATAAGGCCATTTCATGCGTTTTTTTTTTGCAGGGGGTGGCGGTGAACCGAGAAAGGAAAAAAGGTGAAGTGATAGAAGCCCAAGAACCACTTTGGAGCCGAGTCTCAATCCACCGCCAAATTCTCGGTTGCTGAAAAAGGGTATAAAGCCTCTCTTTCTAACGAAGGAATTAAGCCTTATTTGTCTTTGCGCTGATCATGACCCGTGCTTTCGATCAAGTGTGGGATCATATCGAAAAAGGCATCATTTGGGAAGGAAAAGAGTACGATGACATTGATGAGATCCTTCCATCGATTTTGGGATACTATGATCGCTTCGTTGATGACAAAAAGGCCAACCCTCTGCCCCAATTGCCGTTTGAGGGCGGAAAAGGATCCTCTGGAGGCAGAGCGCGTGGTGTCCCATGGACTCAAATGCATCGAGAAGGGACATCCGATGCTTTGACAAGCCTTGCAGGTTTTCAAGGTCAAGATGAAATGATGCCTACTTTCATGAATTGGATCGGGGGCAAGACCTCTTTGATGCCTCGATTTAGGACATTGGCTCAAGATGTGCGTCATGATCATGCACCTGCGGAGTTATTCGGCGGCAGCGGATCCTTTTTGATGGGATTCGGAGCAGGAAAGGACGCAATTTACAATGACATCAATCCTGATCTCACAAACATCATGGAACAAGTTCGAGGTGGGCTTGGAGAGGTTTCAATGCCAAGAAGTGCAGAAGAATTGTCGGAAATGGTTGATACGATCAATTATCTTCGACGGATCCGTGATGTTGAAGGGACTCCTTTGACTCCTGACGAAAATAAATTCTTGGCGGAGTTGATGATTGGAGCAAACAATACTCAACGTGATGGAATGTTTTCATTCAAGCCGTGGGATCAAACGCCACAAAATTGGTACACGGATGGTCGATATGGGGGTATTGCCTATCGAAAAGCAGCAAAACCACCAGGTCATCCAAATTATCGGATAATGCCTGGTGATGTTGGCCGTTTGGACATATCTCCATGGTCAAATGCTATGAAAGACATTGAAATTTACAATGAGGACTTCCGTGATGCGTTTAATTTCTTGACGCCACGTCATTTGGCTTATTGGGATCCTCCGTACATGAGTCGGAAAGTGGAATATGGTGGCGACGTCAAACAGGATTGGGGAATGCAATACGATGACGATCAACGAGATGTTGTTGATTTGATGGGTGAACACACGGGGCCGTCGATTTATTCCAATTATTTGTTCCCACGGGACGAAAAGGATCCGTATCGAGAACTGATTGATGATTTACTTGACATTGACGCCGATGTATTCCCATGGATGAGGAAACCAAAGGCCAATAAATTACCCCAGATCGAGGTTATCGCCACAACGAATATGCCAGAGAGTACCAAGAGGAGGCTTTTGGATTGACCGCTTTTGACGCCACATGGAATCTGCTGAAATTTGAGATTCCATTTGTTCACGGACGAATGCGTGATGACCTAAAACCACAACAAGCCCGAAGAACCGATCATCCTGGTTGGAAAACGATGGGGTTTGTTGATGATAAAGCGTACCCTGCACCAGGATACTTTGTTCGACCTAACCCAAAACAAGGCTTAGATTGGTATTCGGCCATCAATGTGAAGCCAATTATCTCAAGAATTACGGGAGTTGCACCAGATGAAAAGTTTGATCGAGATTTGAGTGATGATGAAATCGAAGGAATCATTGATCAAATCGGAACGATTGGCCTTCATGAGGGAACGCACATCGCTCTTGATCCAATTATCCAACAAATACTTGATGAGAATCAACCTCTCCCAAGACGTGGGATGCAAAATCGACGAGTTGAAGAGGAAGAAATGGGAGATCCTTATTTTGCCTATCCCTATTATCAAGAGTTTGGAGCGCACACCGCATCAAGCGATTATGAAAACAGGAAGGTTTCGCCTCGACAAACCCGAAAGGGTTCAAGAGAATCGTCAAAGTTTGATCGAAACAAACACATGATCCAAGAGTTCCCCAGAAAGCGAATGGAGGAGGGCTTTACCTATCAAGAAGCCATGGCTGACAACCATCGTGATTTTCATGAAGATGGTCGCAGGTTTAGGCTAAGAGACTTACAAAATGACCAACGTGGGAGGTTAAGTGGATGACAACCCTAATCGTACTGTTCGTGCTTTCATTTATCGCTGGATTCTTGACGATGTGGTTCTGGACCAATGATCTGGGCAGCAATGTGGTGATCTTCGCCAGCGAAGAGGAATTGCAACAACTGTGTTGGGATGGACTAAGAGATGGCGAAAAAAATCGATAACGCTGATAAGATTTTGATCCCCATTGCTTTGTTTTTGGTCATCGGATTCTTTTACGGAATCATGATGCATCACGAATGGCTTCGCAAATGATCATTTTATATCGGAGTGCGCCATCCGCATGGATCGGTGGTCCTTCATGGATAAGACGCTGAATTCGCATTTTGCTTTTTCGGGGCGGTGGGTGGAGTCTAAATGGATCGGTCGAGATGAGCAATACTTGTGTTCAGCAATGATTCTCGATAAGCGAGCGCACAAGTGCCACTACTTGAGTTAAGTTGAAGGCAAAAACCCCTATGTCGCATCATGAGCGGCGATGCACACAATGTTGCATTCGCCAAAATGGATTTTATTCTTGATGGGAAATTCCTCCAACCAGGTTTGGGGAGAAATTGGGCTGGTATCCGTTCGGGGAACAATGTAGGATACAGATTCCAAGGGTACAGAGACAAACAGGATAACGAGGGAAAGAAGCATTCTCAAAAGGATTTTCAAACCACCGTTGACAATATGTGGATCAATTTACCAGAGATGAAGCGTCGAGTTAATCGAATAGGACTTTCCGACGAAAATCTCATCGATGAAGCGATGATCCGTGAGATTGCTAACACGGCATCCCATGAAGGAGGCCACGAAGCCCATTCACTTGCAGATCCGCATTATGGTTTCATTTCAAATCGCTCGTTAGGGAGCGGGTATAGCCACAGGTCGCAGGACAATAATGAAATGAGCGGATACCGTTCATTCCGTGCAGAGAGTCCAAGTGCAATGAATTCAATGCAAGAAAAGGTTGCATATATGCTTCAACACAATGCCCCCCCCATCGTGCATGACAGTCCGACAGACGAGATTGTTCGTACAAACAAAAGAGATCGCGGTGTGATGAGAGGTTTGAGGAATCATCCTGATGTTGGATCTCAATACGAAAAACGAGAGAAAGCCAATCCACGTTTGTTGAGCATTCCTCGTCAAGGTCGAATGAAAGATCGAACCATGGTTGACAGAATTTTTCAAAATTTGGAAAATGCTGCAATGGATCGGGTGATGGACAGCGGATTGAATAACGATTACTTTACGCACGGATACGCTGATAAACAGGCTGATCGGATCTGGAATGCAAAACGATTGACAAAACCTTTGTTGAGTGAATTAAAAAGGCACAAAAAGAAGGTATTGGCAGGAAAAGAACCGCTTCCTACAAGTTATTCAATGCTCCCCCCTAAGATCCAAGACCTCATTGGGTCAATCCAAATGAGAGAATCTCTTGCAGAATCGGTTCGAGAAAGAGATCCGTACATTCACACGCGGAAGTATTTGTCAGAGAGCATTGTTGAACCACTTGACTTATTGCTTGCAGATCCAGAAGGTTTCTTAGCATCTCATACCGCATTAACTCGGCAAGAATACGAACAGAATCCTGACAAATACTTCCGAGACTATCCCAGTTATCGGTTCAAAAGCCCATATATTGAGATGGATCCAGAATATGATCTTGATGGCGACAGATACAACGAAGCCATGGCTTGGTTAAATCATGCTCAAGCAGAGATGATCGAAGACCGTTATGTGTTCAAACCAAAAGGAAAACCGATGACAAGGCTCCCTCGACCAGTCAGTTATCCAACTGCAACTCAAGCAATGCTGAACCTTCTTCCCAAGAAAGGATCCAGATACAGCCCATCGGACGAAATCAATTGGAGTGATGATGAATGACCGCCTTCGACACCGCTTGGGCTTTGGTGAAAGCACCATTACGAGGAACACAGGACAAGTATTACGATCAAGCCATGCAAGAAGGCGTGATACCTGCAAGGCAGGTTGAAAAAGATCGCAAAGGGGTTTGGGCGAGCGATTCTATGGCTACGGCTCTCGCTTATGCTCTCGGTGCGGCAAAACCCGATGAAGCCCCCTTAGTCCATTATTTACCACGAACCATAGAAGGCGTGGGTGATTATGACGAGTATTCGAGTTATGGGTATTATCCGTTTGATGTTCCCGCCAAACATTCGCAAGAAATATGGAGGGGGCGACCCTATGCGGATTGGGAAAAGGAAATGAAGGACAAGTATTATGCCGCTATGGATGCCGACGATTTACCTTTGCCTAAACAACCAACAAGGAATAGATGGCGAGCCGCTATGACTCCATTAGCAAATGAAGCACTTGAGAGGTGGAAAAATGACCGCCTTTGAAACCGCTTGGGATTTGCTCAAAGGCAGAGAATATGTTGATGCAAGAGATACCAACGGGCAAGCAACATTCTATGCTGCTAACATGAACAAAGGACAGAACCTTTGGTATTATTTCGCAGTTGGCAACCGCATTTACAGGAGGCCAAAGGAATGATTCGTATTTTTGAGGTTGGGCCACGTGATGGACTACAAAACCTGCCGTTCGTCCCGTCCACCGATGATAAAATCCATCTCATCCAGTTGTTGAGGGACGCTGGCCTCAATCACATCGAAATCGCATCCTTTGTCCATCCTAAAGCGGTTCCAAACATGGCTGATGCAGAAGAGATCTGCAATGCCTTTGACGATAAGGAGGGATTCTCCGTACTCGTTCCGAACCAACGTGGACTCGACCGAGCCAAGGATAGCGGAATGGATCGGTACAACATTTTCTTCTCACCCGTCGAATCGTTTAATATCGCCAATTATGGATTAAAAATGAAACGGATCCTCGACAATTATGAGAAGTGTCTCCAGGGAATTCCAAAAGAATCTGTTCGAGTGTACCTCTCCGAAGCCTTTGATGCAAGTCATGAGGATCTCGCCATCGCTGTTCAGCATGGTCTTCGATTTGGAAAGACCATCGTTCTTTGTGATACGAAAGGAACTGCTCAACCTTTTGACATTGCATCAGGAATCGATACCGCTAACGATTTCACCCTCGATCTGGCATTGCACCTCCATCATGGCAAGTATTTGATGGACAACGTTGCCACAGGCTATGCAAAGGGTGTTCGAGAATTTGATTCAAGCATTGGAGGATTGGGCGGATGTCCTTTCGTTGAAGGATCAGGGGCAAACCTTGCTACTGAGGATCTCGTCAAGTGGTGCGAAAAGAGTGGCATTGACTGTGGCGTGAAGTATTCCGATCTCAAGAAGGCTCGGAAATTGGCACACAAGATCAAGAATCCTACGTTGAGGGTTGCAGCCAAGAACAAGATCAACGAAACCAAGAATCGATTCAAGGCGGTGTGGAATTGACCGCCTTCGACACCGCTTGGGGATTGATTAAAGCCCCTATTGATGTTTATTCGGATCGTGGCCGAGTAAGAGTGATAACTGATGATGAGATGTTATACAGCGGTGGTGATTTTAGAGATGACCCACGTTATTATTCAACCGATTCTGATATTGCTTTGCATTATGCTTTGTATGGTTCAGCCGTTCCTTATTCCGATAGTAGGGGGCGAAGAGATACACAAGACAAATCCATTCCTCCAATGCGAAGGACAATACCGAGCATTAGCATAATTGACCCAAGCGACTATTCGGATAGGGATGAAGAAGGCAACTACACTTCGGCAGACATTCCTCCTATGACCGAAGATCCTTTTAGCCCCAATGTTGGTATTATCGATGAAGATAACATGGGTGATCGTTTATCGCATGATCGAGTCATTGAGTTGTTGCAACAATACATCGAAGAAGAAAGGTACAGAGGGGGATTGGGAGGAACAACAGGCGATTTGTATTCGGCTCCAAAGCGTTTGAAACACGCACAAGATGCCTTGAGCCGATTGATCGCTTACAGAAACAACGAATCACTTGAGAGGTTCAACCCAAAACCACCAAGTTATGAGATGGATGGAGATGTGTTTAGAACGGCTGATTATGATGATTTCATAGACACGCTCGGCTACGATGATAGCATGGTTGAAATGCTTGGCGAATGGAACGATTTAGAGGATTGGCAACGAAAGGCCGCTATTGAAGCGGGGTATTCGGAGGATGATTGGATATGACCGCCTTCGACCTCGTTTGGAAAGCATTCCGATACCCTGAGTATTGGCACGGAACAACTGCTGCCAATGCAAAAAAGATCCTCGAAGAAGGATTTGAGCCGCATTCTTTTGGATCACCTCATGATGAGGATGCCATCTCCTATGCGTGGGATCGCATGGTTGATAACCATCCTGAATCCGAAGGACCTGCGTTGCTTGGATTTAGCACAGATGAAAACACCCAAGTCCTCGATCCCTGGGATCACGGTTATGATTTTGGCACGGAGGAATATGGACATATCATGATGGGCAATCGCCTTGATCCTAAAAACATCCAACTTTTTGCAATGGGCAACAAATCGATGACTGAGATGGAATGGTGGGATTTTGTTCAAATGCTACAACGAAATGATCGGTTAAGTGGCAATAGGTATCCTGATATTGGAGAAGCGTATGCCAACAGATGGAGGCGGTTATTTGAGTGAGGCTTTATTCGAGTTCGCTTTCTCGGATATGTTGTGGAAAGCCATGACGCCCGAAGATCTTGAAGAGATGGCGCGATTGAATCGCATCATGTTCCCTCAACAGGAGATGCGAGATGATGCTGCCGCAATTCACGAACACGCAGGAATTGGCGGAACCTCATCTGGATTCCGCAGAGCAGGAATTCCAACTGCCATGGGTGTTGATGCATGGGACGCAATCAATACAGTCCGAAGGCCATATGAAGAAAATACAATGACCGCCCTGCTTGGTATCGATCAAGGGATGGCACATCCTGATGATCAAATCGAATTGTACGCCGATGCTCTCGCTGGACGAAAGGCACACATTGGTTTTTCACCGCCTTGTCAAAAATTGACTTCTGCTGGAAATGCAGGGTTAAGTGCAGCAGAACGAGAAGCAAGGGCATTGGAGGGGATCCCTCCAATTTTTAATTCGTTTTACACGGCTCAAGAAATGCAGAAGCATCCCGATATTGACCTTAATTCATGGCACATGGAACAAGCAAAAGAAGCAATTCCAATCCTGCTCAAGTATCCTAAATTGCTTGATGGATTAGATCGGGATTTCCGCAATAAGGTGTTTGCGATGCTTCGAGGAGATGGCACATTTGGTATGCCAAAGCAAAATCCACGGATGAACGCAATTGACTATGGCGCACCATCAACGCGAAACCGTATGATCATTGGCGAAGGATGGACAAAGAACCCAACTCATTATGATCGAACGCGTCGAAAGAAGCCAGTTGCTGGACGATTGCCAAGCAGATCAATCTTGGATTTTGCACCCCATCTGCAAAGAGAATGGGAGGAAAACAAAGGATTGACTGACGAATGGATTCGTGCTTTGGTGGAACATGGTCGATTGACGCCAACTGGCGCAAGAGAACTGGGCGATGGACCTCAAATTTCCTTAAGTGGAGCGACAGTACCTGGTAAAGGGAACACGGGTCCAGAAATCAACGCTTTGGGAATGAGGGGCGGTGGATCTGTTTGGGATGATGCAAGGGGGCCTCGAAACAAGCAGAGGAGATCATTTTCTCATTCATACCCTGCGAATCGACACACATCAGGTCAAACCCATAATCGTCCCACGCTCATGTTTAATCGACCTTTGACTGACGAAGAATGGCTTGCAGTTCAAACGTTTGATCCAAAATACAATACAAGTCCAATCGATGGTTTGACTCATAGGACTTACACAACAGGAAAACAACAAAAAGTGTTTGATACAGGAGTCGGAAATGTAGTCGTCCCTGCTGTGGGAGGGGCAATCGCATCTTCTGCCTTTGGCCCATCCGCAAGACAAAGAACACTTTTGGAGCGTTATTGAATCAACATATTCAAATCCAAAGGCCATTTACCGATCCTTATGGCGGATGCTACGTTTCAAAAAGCGTGGCTGATCATGAAAGGTGATAATCCTTGGAAAGGCCGTTATCCTCACAAACCCAATCCTGATATGGAACGGGACATTGAGGCCGCTGTTGATGAGGTTATGAGCGGCAAGGGAGGCGCACCAAAGCGTGTAGCAACAAAGGATTTCAATAAACCCGCCATAACAGGTTTCAAAATGGGATCTCCTCCAAAAGCAAAAGACGAACCCCTCCCCCCTTCAATTCAAAACCTGCTGGATCGTGCAAGAGGCGTTCCTCGAAAGAAAGAAGGCGAACAAAAACGCCCTAAGAAAAGCGAGACAAGTGAATTACCAACGCAAACATTGCAGAACCTCCACCGTAAAGTGAGGGGGGATCGAGATGAATCTGTTTAATCAAGCATGGAATTTACTCATCAAAGCCCTTGATCCTGATGATTTTACCTTTGATGATTTATTGAGCGATGAACCCTTTCCCAAAAATAACCGAACCACTTTCAATTACCTCACAAAGGATCCAAGAGGAATAAAGGAATTTGCAAAGTTGCGTAGCCGCAAAATCGATGCAGATCTTGACATGACAGCGCGAGACATTGCTCCATTCATGCCTGAAAGCAAATGGACGGCAGAACAAGAAGCAAGAGCAGCGATGGGAGGGGGCTTTTCGACACCAGGTAAAATGTTGAATCAAACATATTCTCTTCCGACACATATGTGCAAAGTAGGTGGACGGCTTCGAGAGGTTCCAGGATCAGTATGCTACAATTGTTATGCTCATCCAAAAGGGAATATAGGATTCACATATGGGGCTAACAATGTTCAAAGACATTTACTTCGGAACTATGCTGCTTTGAAACGCGATCCTTCTCTTTGGGCATCTGCCCTCGCTCACAAAATTCCTTCTGTTGCTCCTCAACCGTTCGGAGATTTCCGATGGCATGATTCGGGAGATGTTGATTCACCCGAACATTTGGCCTACATGATTGCAATCGCAGAGAAAAATCCAGACATATTCAACTGGATTCCAACAAGAGAATGGGGATCTGTTCGCAGAGTCATGGGGGCAAGAGGATCGTTGCCACCGAATTTGGCATTGAGGCTATCAATCCCCCATATTGATCAAACACTTGACAATGATCTCAATGAGCAAAGGGGAGTTCCATTGATGGATCAAAAAGACCTCGATATGATGGAAGAATTCCCTCAATTGTTGACAACAGGTGTTGTTTCCGATAAGAGTCTTTCTCGAAGACCAGAAGAGGTTTGCTTAACAACAGATGAAGCAAACCCTGCAAAGACGTGCTTGGATGCAAGATGCGATGCGTGTTATCGCCCCAATGTTCAAAACATTGACTATGTAAAACATTGAGGGAGGGATAAAATGACAGCATTCAATCAAGCCTTTGATCTCGTTTTGAAAAACGAGCGTGATCGAGTTGATTTGGGAACAGTATCAACTGATGGCGTGATCGCCTATCCCTTGGAGAGCAAGAAAAACCGTGAATTAAGGGATTTGAAAGAAGGCGGTTTTACATGGGGTCGCCCTCACAATGTCGAAGCATTCCGCAATATCGACATCAATGTACCTCACATCGCACCAGGTTTGAACCTTCACACGGGTCAAATTAGGCCAAACACAGGCGTATTGAGCATCCTTCGAGGCGGTCAAGAAACAATTGGAATCGCAAATGCACTTCCTTTGAGGAATCCATTTTTCCGTGTCAATGAAAATAAGCAGATGGATGCTTGGCTTGGGAGAAAACAAAAGAACACGGATGCACGTGGGAATGCCAATCGAACGGCACATATGTGGACAGCAGGGGATTTGACTCCCGATGAGTTGCAACAACTGTATTCTGGTGAGAGAACCCCAATGGACATATTGGGTATGCATGAAGAGATGAGGCTTGGAAGGAATCAAGCAGGAGATGCAATGATGGCAATGGGTTCATGGGAGGCTCCTCGATTTGGGTACACCGTATATGACATCAAAGATCCAACATTGCCTCCAAAACAAAAGTGGAAACCTTCACAACGTCTGCCTTTGAGACAGGACTTTGGAATGCCGTGGCGAGAAGCAAGGAGAGGCGGTGTTTCAGGATCAGTTGATCCGCTTTTGCAGATTCCTATTGGGTGGAGCGACTTCCAGCCTAATCGCCCTGGTCAACGCTATGTCGAATACACGGATCCTCGAAGTGGCTACACCTTTGATGGAATCCCTGTCCCTCTTTCTTTGACCGCAGGGAACGATTTTTCAGTCTTTGCGTTGGATCGAGGCATAGCAACTGGGACTCACGGATTGTATTTTGATCCAAATGATTTGACAACTGCTGGACGGGAATTGTGGGATACGGCACTTACTGGCGACATTATCCGACGATCAATGGATATTTTCAAAGCAGCATGGGACGAATGCAAGGAGGTGTGATCATGGACATTCGCAAAGAGCATCCTCAATACAAAAAAGCATTGAGGGCTTTGCAAACGGGCGGATCGTTGCCTCCTGCGATTAAAATTCAAGGCAACAAAGCAAATCCGCAGTATCAGCGGATTGGTCGTGCGTTGAAACAAATGTTCCCTAATCGTCGAGTCATTGAACCGTTTGGCGGAGCATCGGGTCTTTCTTTGGGTATGAGGCCAGAGCGATCTGTTCTCATGGACATCAATCCTGATCTGGCATCATTTCATCAACGCTTAATTCGAGATCCTGAATCTTTGGAATTTGACCCAGAAGAATTCACGTATCAAGCAGGTGATTCAGTTATGATGCCCAATCAACAAACGGGCGAAATGATGGATCTTGGTAAAATCCCACAAAGTATGGTTGATGATATGGGAGGAAAGCCTTTCTTTATGGGTCCAAAATTCTATGAATTGCGACAGGAATTCAATGAACTCCGTGAAAAAGAAGCAATTGGGGTTATTGCCCAAAGTGAAAGGCAAAGAAAAGATCAATTGTTTTTGGTTCTTCAACATATGGCGATGAACGGTTTGCTTAGGTACTCTCCCTCAACCCCTTCGTACTTCAACAAATGGAATAGTTCGATACGATTTACAGGAAACAAGCCAATCGATCAAGGTTTTGAGTCTGCCTATTTTGACATGATGGGGGATCAGCCAAATCGTTTGAAGCCTGGAAAGGGGAACACGTTTAGACCGCAAACGCTTTTGGGCGGTAAAGGTCGATGGAAGTTGGATCCTTGGGCGGAGGTCATGCAAGACTGGGAATACCTCAATCGACCATTGGATGTGCAGTTGTCATCGGATATTGGAATTGACCCCGCCAACGATATGTTTCTTCTCGACCCTCCATATTTGGGGGAAGAAGGGGCATTAAATTTCTTCACAATGGATGATCAAAGAAAGACTCTTGCTATGATTGAGGCATTGAAAGACAATGCCTTTCCAACTGTTGTATTCAATTCATTTGAACCCGCCATCGTTGACCCAATGAAACAAATGGGCTTTGACATCCATGAACTTCAAAGAAAGGAAACCAGCGGTGGTAAAGGTGCTGTTCGAGGGAAAAAGTCGGAGTTAATGGGCATGGCTAACATCGATCAAGACATTTTCCAAAACGTTTGGGATCAAATGGGTTAAGGGATGTTTTGAGAAACATTCGGAGCCAAAGCCGTGTGAGGTATTGCTCCCGCTCCAGATGACCCTTGACAGGATCTTAATTCTGTGATCAAATAATTGATCATGTATTCGTTTGTCCAATGGCTTGGTACGCTGTTTGCCTGAGCGAAGAGTTGAATCCATGTCAAATCACTTCCAAACATCCGAGTAAATGTCGTTGCGTTTTGCTGTGCAGATTTTTGTCCGATCCAATTGTTCTCTTCTTGGAGCATTTGTTCAGCAGATGACATCAATCCAGACCAAGCCTGTTGCTCGGAGGTAAGGTTTGCATTTGCAAAAACGGGGTTTTGCAAGTGCGAAAGCAAACCAATTGCCGCATCCTTGGGGAATGTGCTGCTTCGAGAATCGGACTCAGCATAGCGTCGAATCCAATTTGCAACAGATTCCTGATCGGAAGACATACCCGATAAGGCTTGATTGAATGATCTTAATGTTTGAACTGCAACAAGGATCGTTGGCGCATTGCTCATATGTAGTGCCACATCAGCCAAATTATTTCATGTTGTTGGACATCTCAACGCTCATATAGGTGTGAACCATGAGAGGTTCTTATGGGGCGACACGTGTCCGTAGTCATGCGAGAAGATCTTTTCAAGAAAATGGAAAGCGAAAGAGGCCGAGAATCGAAGTCCTCTTTCATGAATCATGTTCTCGCTTTTTACTTTCAAAACAAGAGCAAAGGAGATGAGATACAATGAATAAACCAAATAACGAACCGCCACAGTATTATCCCGCTCCGTATGTGAGCGACGATTCAAATCGTATTGATGTGAACTTGATCGCTATGCTTCTATGGCAAGCACTTTTGACGGGAACATCTGTCGCAGTATCACACATGGGTTGGTATCTCCCAGATGCTGGACCTGCTGAAATGGGATTGCAATACGGATTGATCTGTTTTGGATTCCTTTGTACGGCCATGGTTTTATTCCATGTGGGTGGTGTTCGAGATTCACTTGCTATGCGAGCCGAATTCGCAAAGGAAAACCAAGTGGACAAGTGGATGCGTGGTCAACAACGACTTCATCAGCGTCGAGCCAACAAAAGGACTTATTGGCAACAACAAGCATCCACCCCCCCGATCCAACAGTTCGGAATTCCGCAAAAGAAAGAAGAAGACCAAGACTGAGGGGGTATCCTTATGTGGCCTTTCACAACAACGCAAGAGCGTCAAACCGAAGCCATGTCGCAGATCCTGGCGGAAAATGCGTATGAGCGAAAAATGGAGCGAGTTGCAGGATGGGTACGAACAGTTGTTGCTTTGATCGGAGGAATCGCTCTCACATTTGCTATTCTGTTCGGATTGGAAATCTTGGGAGTATCCCCTTCCGATGTGGTCAATTTTTTCAAAGGATTAAGCGGATAGGTGGTCTTTGATGTCAGCCCTTATCGCAGGGCATATGTTGATGGCATCGACATCTGCACTTTATGCAATGTACCGTGTTTTGAAACCGTATCGAGTAGGGATATACGGGCCTTCTTTGGTTGGAAAAACAACTCTCGATCAATATCTCACCGTTCCAGGTGATATTGAACCGATACCTTTGCATTTTCGTACCTCTCATCCAAAAGCAAAAACATCAACTGGTTTTCAGGATCCGACCGCTACTCGGAAAAAAATACGGTACAAGAAAGACAAAACCCCTGTTCAAACAACTGATCTGGCGGGAGATCATATGTTTCGCAACCTTTGGGTCGATGATATGTTTGGGCGAAAAGTGGAATTGATCATTTACATGGTCGATCACAGATCAATGACCTCCCCTCAATTTGCTGCTGATTCTGCTGCGGGATTAGCCTACTTGGTGGACAATATCATCAAAAAGGATATTAGCAAGAACATTTCAAGAAAATCAAGACGGAACTCAAAAAAATATGTTCCTCGATTGTTTTGTTTGATGGTGAATAAGATCGATGTTTGGTGGGATCAAAACGCCCAGACCCTTTGGGAGTACGGTATGCAGAAGGAACATCCTGTGGTTGCCCCGTACCGTGAATCATTGAAACGATTGAGAAGGGCGGGGATCCGTGCCGAAATCAAAGCAATATCCTCTCAGCATGGCATAAACGTGGAAAAGTCATTGACTGAACTACTCCAATCTATGTAGCGATGCCTTTATGATGTTGTCAGTTATGGCAGGGTTAATGGCGTGGAATGCAAGGGCGTTCAACCCTTTTTCGTTTGGGGGAGGTATCTCTCTTCGAGGACTGTCCGACGAACAACTTCGAGGTGTGGCTCAACAATCAGGAGTATCCTATGAATTGTTGAAGACTCAGCAACGTGCTGAGATGGCAAGTGCTGGATCGACAGGAGATGTTGGCGAAGAACAATTGATTCCAACTGTTGAGATCCAATTGAAGTCAAATCCAAAGAATCCTGCAAAGGCTCGAAAAAAGAACATCAAAATGCTCCGTAAAGCGTTAAGGCCACCTTCTTATAATCTGGGTCTTTTCAAAATTTACCGATACAATGCTGCACATGAATGTGCTTGTTGTGGAGTTGACATTCGACGTTTCCTTGAAGGCGATAATGCTTATGCACACATCGTTGACGAGGCGACAGGACTTTCATTGGCCGACATTTATTGGTTTGATGAAGATACGGGGAATGCAAAGAAGCCTCTGGCTCGAACGCACGGTGATCACGGCGATGAGATGAATAGCACCCTTTGCCCTGCACATCTGCACATTTATCATACGCTACGATCCATATTGCAAGAACATGATTTGGAATCTCAAGGATTCAAACGTTTTGCAAGCAAGGGAACAAAGTTCACCAAAATCCCAGGTATGGGGGCATTGATGGCAGCAGGTTCAACGAAGACAAATCGAAGCACACCCGATTCATTGTTGAAGTATGATCAATTCTTTGCAATGATTCACAAAGACGCTCAACATAGCAAAGGCATTCATTTGACGCAATTGCCTAACCCTTCGACTGGTGTTGTTGATCTGGTACACATCACATTTGATCTTCGAGCAATTCAATCGGAAACCTTACTGGCTCAAAGAAACGCAATGGGAATGGGCGGAAATATGCAAAATCAAATGAACAACGCTATATTGGGGCAGCAACAAGGCTCAACAACGCCAACGAATGAGGGATGATTATGGGATGGTTCTCAAAGAATGAAACACAGCCGACTCAACAATTCGGCGCACCGACGCAAATGAACAGCATGGGAATGGGAATGGGAATGGGAATGGATCCATCAATGATGGGTATGCAAATGGCTCAAAATCCTATGATGCAGCAAATGGCAAATGACCCAATCACGGCAACCGCACGTCTGCTTTCTCTTTATGATCCTATGGCTCAATTCATGACGACTCAAAATATGCCTTTGATGATGGAGTTGATCGGTGAAATCGTTCGCCTGTCTGTGAAAGAATTCTTTTCCTCTGTTTCGTTCAAATTGGATGAAGCAACTGGATTGATGACCTTAGATGCAGCCAGTCTCCCTGCTTCAATCAACACAATGTCTCCTGAAAATCTTGGACTCACCCTCACTCGATTGCAAGCATCTGCACAACAAACTTTGCAAATGAATGAACAACAGAAACAGATGTTCCTACAAGCGCACACCATGGGAGGAATGATGAATCCGCAACAACCTGGGTTCTTTGGAAGCCTCCTTGGAGGTATGCTTGGGAATCAAGTTCAGCAGCAAGGCGGTTTTGGACAAACAATGGCTAAGGGCGCAACAATGGGAGCGGCGGTACTATGATACAAGAAGATGAATCCAGATCACCAAATCAAACGAATATGTACGGGCAGACCGTTGAGTTATTGAGTCCAAACAAAATGCTGGTCGAAAGTGCAACGATGATTTACATTCTATCATTCATGCTGGCATTGTTTGTGATGCTGATTTGGAAGGGGAGTTCATTGACTTCTGGTCAAGTTCTTTTGGGGGCTTTAGGGCTGATGTTCACCCTCTCGGTTGCGGTTCGACAATTTGCCTCCTTTCGGTAATGCCTCAAGGAATATGGGGCTTCGAGCATACAATCCGTTGCCATACAGTCCGATTCTTCGACGTTTCGATCAAGACGGCGATGGCGATTTTGATTTGGATGATGTCAAGATCATTCTTGGTAAGAAAACAAAGTGTGGCGCAATAACAAAATCGGGCAAGCCGTGTCAAAGCGCAGGATCTAAAAAATACAACAATCGTTGCCATCAACACAAAAACCATGACAAATCCAATTAAGGGCAGGGCGTGTGGAGCAGAGTATGGCAGGGCGGCAGACTCGGAAGAATTGCCCGTTCTGTCAACATCCAGATCGAGATTCGTTTGAAGAAATGATTCGCAAAGGCATCCATGATGTCGAAGAGATTGATCGATTGAATCAATGGGCGGATGGAACATCACACCGCCATATGCGTCGTCATTCGGGCGAATACTACAACAACAGCAACCATGATTGCCCCTTGTGTACGGATCCGAACAGAGCAGAGATTGAGGCTGCTATCCTGGAAGGCCATGCGGGGATTGACGATTTTGCAACAGAGTTGGATATAGCCAGTAGCGTTATTTCAAATCATATGGAAAAACACACCAAACCAATTATCCAGCAACACGTTTCCATTGATGCATTGCCTTCGGCCATGAAAAGTGTCCATGAATCATTGCAACGAGTTGAAAAGAATCTCAATCGATTGGATCGGCTCATGGGGCGTGTCCTTGATCATGTTGAAAATCAATTCGATGACGAGGATGAAATTGTCAATATGAGGGATGTTGAAACAGTCTTCAAAGGACATCGGGAAATTCGTGATACTCTTCTCGAACTTGCAAAATGGATGGAAAAGGCTGAATCAATCGATGATCGGCAATCTGTTTCAGTTCTTACAGTCATGCAGGAGTATTTCGTTGAAAAATCTCCAACCGAATGGTCGCAAATAAAATCAAGGCTAATCGCCGCAGGGGTGATGAGCGAATGAAGACGCTACACAAATTGATGCTTCGAGGTACGCCTCATGACGAAGTATTGCGTTCCGATATTAGCAAAGAAACCATCACAATTGAAGAGGCGATAAGTTATTGCCATTCTGTTGATGCTGTTGTAAAAATGTGGCATGACAGTATTCTTGACCACGGCATCTCCGATCCAGATCATATCGTTGGAGAAGTGTACGGCTCACTTATCGTTTGCCGAATGTTGTTTGAGGATTTGAAGGTGCTTCGGGCAAACTCAAAAGCAGAATGTGTTGCTCTTTTGGATGCAACTCAAGTGATCAGCGGTTTGAAACAGGCAATGATTCCAATGTCCAAATCATACGCAAAGACCCCAACATTGTGCCAATGGTACATGACATTGGGGAATGAAATCGATATGTGCTATCGAGCAATACGAAGGAGGCTGAAAAATGGTCGTAAGTAATCCAAGAGAGCCGTTGTTGTGGACTCCTCGAACTCAAGAATTCACGGGCGGATTTAATCCACGTGAAGTCCTCGATCATGACATAAATCCAAATGAGGACGGAGATGGTCTATCTCACCATTCTCGACAAACTCCAGAAGATGGGGAGAGTCATGATCAACAAGATCCACAAAAGCGTCGTCAAAGAGCAATTGATGAATTGGCCGCAAAGATCCCTCATGTGAGCATCAAACCAGAAAAGATTGACGATGTATTGGGGCGATCTCCAATGATGGAGCAAGAGCAACGAATGCTTGAATCAGGAATGGTTGACATGAACAGAGGAGGGATGGGACTCTCTGCTGGTGCAAATGTTGGTTCGGTTCGTAGTGAGGGGCCGAATGTTAAATTTGGAACTCAAAACTCTGTTGTCCCTTTCATGCTTGGAAAAAGCATTTTTGACAATTATGTTCGATGCGATGATTGTGGGAGAAAACTTTCAATCGATCCATTTGAGACTGTCCACAATCGGAAAAAACGCCAATGCGCTATTTGTGCTGCTAAAGCAAGAGGCGAGAAGACTGTTGCAATGAAACTAGGGCAAGAGGAATACGCTCAAAGAATGCAAGACATGATGCCTTTCGATCATGAATGGCAGGAAAAGAACACAAGTGAAGATAATCCGTTTGATACTGCGTATGACAGTATTTTGAAGGCTCGGCGCAAATACAAGGGGCGACGTTATACCGATGATGAAGAATCCGATGAAGAGGAGCGCAAGGCTAAGAAAAAGAACAAGCGTAGGAAAAAGCGTGGCAAGAAGGGTGTAAAGTCTGCCCGTGGTGGACGGCAACCAAAATCTGCAACAAAGCGAAGAAGTGCAGCGGTTCAACTTCAACTTGATCGAGAGTCGAGGCATCAAGCATTCCATCCAAATGTTCGTAGCCACGCTCTTAGGAATCTGGGGGCAACGAGGTCGGAGGGCATTCCTCTTCGTCTTCGAGATCCTGTGGCATGGGAGCGAAAGAAAGCATACGAACGAATGCGAAGGGCGCAGGGATCATTGCCACGTGGATTGACTCAACACGCCGACACCAGAGGAACTGGTAAATTGGGTATGACGATTGGTGGAACAAAAGGTACATCGACAAAACTCCCTACTGTTTCCCGCATGGGTACAAGCACCAAGCCAAAACGCATAAGTCGAGATGCAGCAGGAGATCCTTTAGGAACGAGCGACCCGCTACTTGCCAAATCAAAAGGCGGTTTGGCATCAATCACCAGATCGGAATTCATGAACATGAAAAGGAAAATTGAGGCTTTGATGAGGAAACTCAACAAATTGACAAAGGCTACTCCTGAACTCGATAACGCAGCAAAAGTTGGATCTGTTGTAAATGGTGATGAAGCATCATCTCCAGAAGGAGCCACAACGAGTCATGTGAAAGGTGAACCCCCATATCGTTTTATTGACAGGCAAGCCGCAACTGAGATAGGACTTGTTGGAAAGTATTGATGGTGATGGTATGCCTTGGGTCGATCTTGATCAATTTGTGATCCGTAAAGGAGATGGCGTATTCAACATTTATGATTTCATCAACGCAATGCTTGGTTCGGATAACGTGGCCGATGGGTTTGCAAATTTGCAAGAAAGCCATCATGACTTGGATCATGACGCCTTTACGGGTGTTGAGGCTGATGCTGTCAAAATTGCGATTGAACGAGGATTGGTTGATTCTTCCATCGCCAACATTGTCAATGAAGGTCCAGATCCTCAAAAGCCACAGCGTTGGCAATTTGCTTTCATCAAAGCAATGGAGGCTGGTGCGCCCATCATCAATGATGCAATTCGACGAACCAATGTGATCAATCAACAACGTTCGGATGCATCAGGGCATCAATTTATCCCTATTCCCGATGCGTTTGTTTCCGATCCACAACAAAGGAGAAAATTCAAGGTTGCAGATGCTTGGACGGCTTCTGTTGTTGGATATGCTCAAGACGGGAATACACATGACAAATTTGGACAACTGATCACGCAATATCGGAGTAAGAACACACAGAAACCCGAATCATATGCTCGACCATATTGGCAAGGATTGCAACAGGAACGACATGAACGTCATCCAGAAGTCAAGGCTCCTACGCCAAGCAAGGAAATCCGCCCAGGTATTTTGCATACTGATACATTGTATTTCAAAGACTCAAACCTCAAATTCCCTCTTGGTCAAGCCGTCATCGATTTGAAAAATGAAAACCCTGGTGTTCCAATGGATCAACTGCAAATGATGGCTCTTGAGAAATTAAAGCAAATGCCTCGTTTCCGTAAATTTGCAGGTCTTCGCCATACTGGTGGGATCGAGTACGGAAAATACTCCGATACTGGCCTACAAGACATGGCTGCTCAACAAGTTGCAGAAGTCTCCGACATGGCCTCTGATCCAAGTATTGGTTTTGATCAATTCTTGCATCCTGAACTTAGGGAAAGTCCTGCGTTTAGTGGCAAGTATGATTCAAATCGAGTCTATCACGGAAATAAGAGCAATCCAATGCCAACGGATCGAAAGACAATTGCAGGTTTGAAGCAACATCACGGATGGGATGATGAAACAGTTGCTTCGGTATTTGCAGATGCTCATAGTGGCAACTACAAGGGCAATTCAAGGAATCGAATTTTGCAAGCAATCCATGCACAGGAAATGAGGGACGGCAAACCGCCAACATGGGTTGATCCAAATGCACAAATTCCTCCAGGCGGGGCAATACCTTCTCCAGTTGCACCCCCTGCTACACCACAGCCAGATCTAAACACCGAAGGAAGAATGAGGCCACCTCAGCCAGGTGTTGGAGGTCAACCAGTTGCTTCAACTCAACCAGTTGTCTCAACAGAAGATGCAACACCTGCTCCTCCCCCTCCACCGATCAATCCTGCTCCTCCCCCTCCACCCGCAAATGTTCACATGAACGCAGCAGGGATTCCTCGCCAAAATCCTCGCCCAAATCCAATTCCAATCCCCAACGCTTATGCCCCACAACCGTCTGCGTCGAGAATGTCAGGGGAGACTAACCGCATGGGTCGATTGTTGAATACATTGGGATACCACTTTGAATCCATGTTCCCCAATTTCAGCAAATCCGACGATGACGATGATGAGACTGTCCTCAAAAATATGCTTGAGGATGTCCAAATGAGGATTGCAAAGGAGGAGATCTCAACTCCAAAACTCTCGATCCATTCCATGACTGATGTCAATGCGGTTGCAAATCAAATGAATCGACCGCCAAGCGACATCATCACAATTGTTCACAGTCGAGGAGATTGGAATAGCCTTGCTAAATCATTCAGCCTACGACACGATGAAATTCAAACGGTAAAGGTGATGTTCGATGAATGATTTAATTTTACAAGCACGATTAAATGAGCAAGGTGTTGAGAAGGCGTTGCCAGGAATCATCGGCAGGGAAACCAATCCTCTCGCAAATCTGGGCCGTTCAATCAGTCAGGGGATGTCCTACGGTCAATCAAGAAGAGTTGGTGAGCAAAAGAGAGCGGGTCGGTTTGCAAAGAAAAGACTCGCTTCGGATATGAAAAACCTTGAGCGAGGTACTCCCACGACAGCAAGCCAAGAATCAACTTCACAGATGGCTGGCGCACCTTTCCCAGATGGAACAAGTGTGGATCCTGCACAAAGAGGGCCTAAAAAAGAAGAAGTTCAAAACGTGGCCGATGAAATGGCTGCACGGCAAACACCCGCTGCACCTGCTGCGCCTCCTGCCGATCAAGCGACTCAACAGGCTCCTGCAACAAATGTCGTTGACACCACGGGCGCAGGTGGAGCCAATGGAAACCCCGCTGTGCCTGATACGGTGGATGAGAAAACCACGACAACCTTGAATGCAGATGGATCTCCGCAAGAAGTCAAAACAACGACTACAAACACATTGAATCCGCAAGTCCAAGGGATGGCTCAACAATTCCAAGCGGGACAGGATATGCAAACACTCCAAGGCGGAAAAGGAGCCGAGGAGAAGACTTACATGAAGAACCGCTCATTGATGGGTAAGATCGCTGATATTGGAACCTTGGGCTTAACATCACAATTCGGATCCACAGGTGGAATTGCTCGACGGAAAGCCAACCAACAATCGCAACAACAGACTCAGCGATACGATCAAGCCCAAGGTCGCATGAATCAACGTTCAATGGGAATGTCTCCTGTTATGACCTCTCATGATCGACTCTCAAGCACATTGCTGATCCGTAAATCAATTCAAGAGCGAAATACAACACACAATCTCCGAAGGTGAAAGAATGACTGAATCGTTCGATCACGCGTGGAGATCTGTTGAGAAATCAGCATTTGGAAGAGGCCGTGAACGAAGGCGTCAAGAAGCCTATGCTCGCGCTCCAGAGATGATGAGGCGATTCAAGGCCATGCAAGATATGCAACGAGGCGTAAATCCAAACAGGCCAACTCCTCGACGAAGACCAACTCGAAGATCTGCATCATCCGCTCCTCCTGCTCCTCCTGCCTCTCCAACTCGAAGAAGGCCGACTCGAAGAAGGCCAACTTCAACCGAGACAAGAAGAGAAGAACCTCGCACGGCTACATTGACCCCTCGTAGGCCAACGCTCATTCCAGCGGAGGTTTCCGCTATGGACGCACTTGGTATGGCGAATGAAGAGGAAATCACACCTGGATTTGAAAGCGGTGAAACGCCGCACATCGATATTGCCTACAAAAGTGGCGAAGTTGTGCAAATCCCAGTTGAGGATTATCATCATAGCATGATCACGGACGATGTTGAATCTGCTTTTCTTTACGATGAACACGGAGAGTCGAAATCGCTCTATGAGGACATAAGTGAATTCGTACCTCCAACAGGTCCAATCGAAAGACCCGCATCCGAAGTCATCGAGCCAACTGAGGACGTTGTTGAAGCCGTAAATGAAATGAAACCTTTGCAATCCGATATGAGAGGTTTGCCACCAAAGCCAAACAAGAATCTTGCAAATGTGATCAAACCATTGATGGCGGGAAGCATTGCTGAGGCAATCGGTGATGAAGGAATGCATGATACAAGTCCAGAAGGAAACCCATACCATGGATTCAACGTTAGAAGGAGAGACATAGTGCAGGATATGCAACGAAAGAAAGCCAAGCCAACTGCTTCAAAACAACCAACACCGCCTTCCGATGCTGAGGACAAAAAAGCAACAGAGGCTCGTTTGAGCCAAGCAATGAGCAGCGAGATGAAACCTGTTGAAGGCAAACCAGATCCTGTGGCAGAAGCGGCATCAAAGAGACTGAAACCAAAAAAGAAGGGAACAGGGGGGATGACAATGGCTGATTTGGCAAAGCCAAAGGAAAAAACCATCGTTCCATCAAAAAAGGTTGAAGAAGCGATCAAGCCAACCACCGAAGTTCCTCGATTGGGATCTCGCCCCGATCCTGAAGACGTTTATCGAGTCATTGAGTTGGTCAATGAAGGAAACAAAGAAGCATACACGCAACTTTACAATGCTGAGGCAGATTTGGAAGACATGGATGCGGCTCTCCATTCGGAAGCAATGGAAGCAATCGATGAATACAAGGCAAATCAAAAAGCACAGCGAAAGGAACGTCGAAAAACGCAATCACAAGAACGAAAAGAGGCTCAAGGAAAGGATCTTTCCGAACCTTTGACAGAGGCAAAGGATGAGAAAAAATTGACCTCCGATGACTTGGCTGCTCGACTTCTTAACCGTGGAAAGAAGGATTGAGATGAATGTCGGACGGGATGCAAGAACTGACCGCCAAAGTCGATTTTGAGATGGGTCGTCGGGATTTCAAATACTTCTTTGAAGAGATCTGTGGCAAATACGATCAACGCAATCCATGGATTTTAACCAAGTTCCACCAAGAATGGTATGATTTATCGGAAAACAACAGCAAGACTTGCATCATTGCAAGCCGTGATCATGGCAAATCCGTTTTTTATCGAGTGTACCTTTTGTGGAAAATGGCGTACAACCCTGGAACCGAAGTTCTGTTCTTTTCCCACAGTCAACACCAGTCAATTGAGCATATGCAAAAAATGAATGAATTGATCGAATCAATCCCTGCACTTCAACATCTCAAACCAAAAAGAGGTTGGGCGAAGCAGAAGTTCAAGTTCACAAACAAATCCTCGATCTCCGCTATGTCAGTTGGAAAGGCAGTTCGTGGAGCGCACCCTCAAATTGTAGTCCTTGACGACATATTGTCAAGTGAAGCACAAACCCAACTTAAGCACATTTCGTCATGGTTTTACACGGCATTATTGCCAGTTCTTCACCACACCGCGCAATTGTGCATTGTTGGAACGCCGTTCTCGTACACGGATCTGTATTCCGAATTGAAGAAGTTGAAGTCCTACGCTGTTCGAGAGTACCCCGCGATCAACGAAAGATCAGGAGAGCCTTTGTTTCCAGAGCGTTGGTCGCTTGAGGCTTTGAATAATCGGCGCAATGACATGACCTCCATCGCATTCACAAGAGAGTATCTTTGCAAGCCAATTGCAAGCGATGCAAGTCTTTTCCCCGAAGAGGTTTTGAATCAAGTCAAAGACGATCAACTTGCTCTTTCCTATTATCCGAAGACGGATCAAGAATTGAATTATTACATCGGATGGGATCCTGCTATCTCTGCAAATCGAAAGGCGGATTACACCTGCATGATGGTTATTGCAATGGATGAGAACAGGCATAAGCACATTGTTCATACCCATCATGAAAAGGGAATGGACTTCTCCTCCCAGATCGACAAAATTATCGAATTGAATGCGAGATTCAATCCCGTGATCATTGAATTGGAGACAAACAACTTCGCAATGGCGTTCAATCAAGTCCTTGCCGAGATTGGAGATCTTCCGATAAAACCATTCAATATGAGCCGAATGAAGAAAGAGGCTTTAATTCATACCCTCCAACTGCACTTTGAACGGGGCCACCTGATTATACCCTACAAAGACGAAGGAGGGACGTTGAGATTGATGAACACATTGCTTACTGAACTCTCCACTTTCACGATGCTCGACAATGGTCGAATGGAAAGTCTTGGTGGACACGACGATATGGTTATGGCTCTCGCCCTCTCCGTTCAGGCTACGAAGGAGTATCGAGACAACATCGTTATCCTTGATGCAGAACAATGGCAATCACGACTGGGGTGGGCAGGTGCTTAAGGAAATCAAAGGAATTGATGGTGTTGAATCCATTGCAGATGCTTTGATGAAAAAGTTGGATGCAAACAAAGTCATCGATCAAGAGTTGAAAGTGAATCTCCAAGAGAAAAAGGTTCTTCAAGACAAAAAGAAGGTCAACAATGAATTGAAAGTTGGCAGCCCAAGAGAAGAATCAGGTATTGAGGGAATGGATTCTGCTGAAAGCACCGCTCCAACAGATCAGCCAGGGACAGAATTGACTCAGTATCTTAGCAAAACATGGTTCCGAGACAATTTTGGTATGGAAGGGACGGAAATCCTTGACGTGTTCATCAAAGGAGGGCGAGAAGATCTTATTCCAGTATTGAAGCCTTTGATCCGAGCAGAGAGAATCTCGCTTCTCAAATCATACCCCTCGGTATCGGAACACTTGATCGATGAATTGCCATTCACCGACTTTGATTATTCAATGCTACAACGCAATCCAAAAACATTGGAGATACCGTTCCGTAGGCTTGTCAAGTCATGGAATGATGCAAATGATGACCCAGATCGGGAACAGGCATATCAGTCATGGTCAAATCGGATTTCAAAGGAAAGTCATTTGACTCGAAGAGAACACTTGATCCTCAAGCAATGTGCAGAACACCTAAACGACCGTGGTGCAATGAATGCACAATCGCTACAATCATATGGTTTGGATGCCAGTTCAACAGAAGTCTCCATGCTGATTAAATCCCATGGTTTCCTTTACGGAATATCCGCCGTAGGGTCAAGTCGTAAAGCCAATATGCGTGGCACATTTTATGATGTGGAGCGAGGAGATCTTTTGGTGAAAAATGCAGGGGCATTGATTGGGGGGCTTTTCGATCACGGAGGAGCCATCGAATTAAATCCTCAAGGTCTTCCCCGTTTGATTCTTCCTTTCAATTCAGCAATATGCAAACATTATGCAACGGCTCTTAACCAAGAATTGGGGGTGGCGGGGATCATTGCAGAAGGAGATGGACTCGTTATTGAGGGAGAGCAATCAGTATCCAAATCATTGGACATTGCCATTCCATTTATTCACAACAAAACAGATGAGGCGATTATTTTGAGAAAGGCAATTGATCAGGATAAAGAGGCTTTGAGATGTTTGAATTATGATCAATCGTCAACTCGAAGCAAAGTTGCTCTTTTGAAGGCATGGAATATGTCCGATGAAGACTTCATCACAATGAAGGAGAGTGTAGTGAATGGCTGATCGTAAGAAAATGGAGAGGCTATTCTCAGCCATTGGCATGGACATGGAGAGGCATACAACCCCAATGCCATCGATGCCTTTATTCCAATCTGGAATACAAGAACCTGCTCTTTTGCAGGGTATTACAATCCCTGCCCTTTACGCAGCATCGTATGAGTGCGTCGTCCTTAGATCAATCCTCAACCACCTTTCAGTCGAAACATTCCGCAAAGGATTTGGGTGGAAACCTAAGTTCGTTGTAAAATGCAGAGAATGCGATGAAACCTACAATCAAGAAGTTGAGGAATGCACAAAATGTGGAGGTCAGGTGAGAAAAGCCGATAAATCGCAATTGGAATATGCGGAAACGTTGTTGTCTTCACAAAACAATATGTTGCAAGACTTCATTGAAATCCTAAGAGAGGTTGAAATGGATCTCAACATCGTCGATGACGCATACATCATCCTCACCAAAGAATACTTCGTTGATCCAGATACCAAGAAAATTATGTTCTATCGAGTGAAAGAGATCAGCCGTGCAGATCCTATTTTCATGCGAATACTTGCGGATAAGCGTGGTGTTCGAGGAGGGAGCCAATACACAAGTCTGGTTGATCGAACCTTCCGAACCAATGACCCAAAGAAAAAGTGTCCGACGACTGGAACGCCAGTTGTACCGATTCATTACATGAATTTGGCAGGTGTTGGAAAGGGGCAGGTCTATACTGAGGGCGAAGTTATCCATATCAGCAAATGGTCGCCATCCAAGTTGTACGGTCGAAGTCCTGTGGCAACGATGTGGCGTCAAGTGAACACCCTGATTGCGATGGACAATTATGTGTATTCGGCATATCAAAAGAAGCGTATGCCACGTGGCGTGATGGTCATCAAGTCATCCAACATGGAAACCGTTGAAAGAACGGCTCGCAATATCCAAGAGCATCTCGAACGAGATCCAAATTACATTCCAACAATTGGTGTTGAAACCGAATCTGGGCGTGGTGGCCTTGAGTATGTTCGTATGATGGACACCCTGGAGGAACTTCAATACATCCCGATCAAGGATGACATTCGCCAGCGTATCGCAGCATTCTTTGGCGTATCCAATGTATTCATGAATGATGTATCGGGTGGAGGCTTGAACAACGAGGGAATGCAGATTGTAGTCAGCAATCGTTCTGTTGCCTACGCTCAATCCATTTACAATCGAGTTCTTTTCCCACAAATCGCAGAAGCGTTCGACATAACCGAATGGGAATTGAAACTCAACCCGCATGAAGAGGAAGATGAAATCATGCACCTGCGAAGAGATGAAATGGCAATCCGCAACATGATGCAGATGAAACAAGCAGGTTATGAAGCAACTCTTCGAGATGGAATTGACGATAAAATCCTACACTTTGATTTCCGTGAGCCGAATCCTGAAGAAGTCGCTGCCGCTCAAGCCGCTGCCGCTCAACAGCAAGGCGGTCAACAAGGCGGTCAGCAAGTTGCAAAGACTGATGAGGACTACATTGATGATCCAAACATACTCATCAAGAGAACAGAGTTCACCCCTTCACGTGGATCGGTGGTTGTTCCATCGGCCATGCACACCGCAATGGATCCGACAAATGACATCCCTCCTTTGCGAACCCTCAGCCAAAACACCCGTCAATCGGGCGGTTCATCACCAGGCATGGTTCGGCGTCAAGAAGGATCACCAACTGGTGCGACCAAAAAAACAGACAAACGAGATCTCAAATCACCAGCGGAATCAGCGGCAGATCACAAGTTGAATCAAATGAAAAAGCGTAAAGGATTGGATGAATGAAAGCGGAACGCTCTTTAACAGGTGAGACATGGGGAAGGATGAGCGACATGACGAATGGTTTTGGAATAATCGAAAAAATGGATCCTATGGCTCGTCGAGCAAAGGCAGCAGTTGAAGCGATTGAAAAGGCAATTGCAGAGAATGATCGAGATTCGATTGCTATGCACTTGCAAGCAGCAGAGAACGCTCTTTCGATGCTCAAATCCGATCTAAGCACACACGACCTCCTCGCCAAATCAATGGCAAAGAAACCTGCATCCGACCAATTCCTTGGTTCAATCCCACAATTCGATAATACCGCATCGGATTACAATGGAACTGAAAATGCCGTTGCATTGGGAGTGAGTCGCCATGGACGAGATTCTGGATACTTCCAACCGCATCGGGTGATTTGAATTGTACCGACACGAAGGATTCAAACAGCGTGAAACCTTTCACGTTCAAGACATGATTCGCAAACAAACGCCACCGCCGTTGGGCAATGAACCAACCAATGTTTCCACGGCTCCTGCCAAAGCCTTGATCGACAGTATCGATTTGGGATTGGCTGCTTTAGCAGACGAAATTGCTCAACTTAACACCCTTATGGGTCAAGCAAGATCTGCAAATGTTGATGCAGCAACGACTTTCATGTTGCAAACAGCAGGAGAGCAAATGCGAGCAAAAGTCCTTTCCTGTCAAGGAGATGCGGCAAAGATTCGTGAGGCTCATGCTTCCGTTTTACAAGTCAATCCAATGGTTCCAATGGGAATGGGCAATGACCCAATGGCGGCGGCAAACACACAACAACCTCCAATGAATATGCCACCAGGCATGATGGGAGGTGGAATGTGATGTCAAGTGAAGACACGACCGCCGCAGATCAGGTTGAACTCATGAAAGAGTTGGTTGGCGAAGTACGCAATATGCGTCAACGAATTGAGGCTCTCGAACAAGAGAATTCAAACTTGAGAAAGGCCGTTGATGATCCTGAAACCATTATGCGAAAGCATGGGTGGAAGAAATTTCAAACACCTCATGCAGATGAAACATTTGATCCATTGAATCGAGCGGTTGCTGACAGTAGCGCATTTTCAAGCCCATTTGAAGGAAGTGGAGATTTGTTCCTAAAGTCAAGGGACGAACAACTTCGAGAATGGGAAGACGCAGAAAGACAGGTGAAATCACGATGAGCGCACAATGGTACGATCCAATGACAAATTCCCAAGAGGGTATATTGCTCACAGAAGTCCGAGATCTTTTGAAAGCGGTCAAAAACAAAAAGAAGGCTGATCTTGACAAAGATGGCAAGTTGTCGGGCTATGAAAAGAAACGTGCAAAGGCAATTGAAGGATCAATGGCGAGAGAAGGATACAAATCGGATCGAGGCCAAAAGCCAGCACCGAAGTTGCCAACTCCAAAAAAAGGCAAGACCGTTATCAAAGGCGATGCATCCGATAATTGCCCTCGATGTGGTGCAAATCCTCACGAAGAATGTGGAATGCCTGGTCGAAGCGGAGAGCATCAAGCAATCAATTGCACATTGAATCCAGTTGCTTTTGATTCTCGAATGGATGATCTGCGTGAACCAGAATCGATAATGGAACACCTTGATGAGAATCATGGCAACATGAAGTTGCCATCGAAAGTGCGTGGAATTCTCATTCGAGGCAATGAAGAAGGATCATCAGTTGACGATTTGCAAAAGTACGAAAAAGAGCCAAGTTCAATGAACAGCGTCCCTCGATTCCAAAACGTGGATGGAGGAATCCCTGTGATCGCACGTGGTTTCACAACCAATCAAAGGATCCCTCACACCCAAGACGGAATCAAAAAGAAAATCGTTAGCGAGAAAGCCAAGATCCCTGCTTACTCTCAACAGGGATATACTGCAAAAAGCAGTTCCCTACATATGCACTTAACAGATGGGGGCAATGCAGGAAACATTCCAAACCTTGCACCAATTGAAGAGAGGCTTGCTTCTTTGACAAAGGGCGCATCTAAGGTCAACCAAGGCGTGATTGGCGAGATTGAGGGTCTTATCAAGCAAGTGAAAGATCATTTGGCCTCCGATTGAAGGGGGTTTCAAATTGACAACTCAAATTGATAGACTGAGAACCGACGCAATTATTGCGATTCATCGAGGTGTTGACTTCAACTTCGATCCGTTCTTAAAATCAATTGAAAACGCAGATCTGGTTAAGGAAGACATGGCAACTCTTCTCGCTATGGGTATGCAAAAGCCAGAGTTCCGAATGAATGACTTATCATCGGCAATGCCTGTTTCAATGATGAAAATCCCAGAATATGCTGATTTCACCGCAGGTCATACAAAAATGACCAACGACCCTGTACGAGATTGGATGTCGGCAGCAGTTGACAACCGCTACGGAGAGCATCACCCCTTTGGAGTCAAATCAAACAGTTGTCCTCTGCTTCATGGATCCGTCCACGGAGATCCTGCTTATGCAGACCATATTGCTTATGCGATGCCAAACTTGCAGACTATCGCAGAAAAAGAACGTGTTCTCGACTACGACAAAATGTTCTATGGAGATCCAAAGGAAACGATGTACGATCTCCACAAAAGAGATAGGAATCGATACTCTCATGTTAGCGATGAGGATTATGAACAAGGCAAAATCAATGAATGGAAAACCGAATTAGGCTTTGCTCCTTTTTTGTTTGGGCTTGAATACAATACTCACGAACAACGAAAAGCGTTTTTTGATTTGTTGGAAGCCATGAACGGAACGGAACCAGGATCTCCCGATTTCCGTTATTTCCAAAACAAAATGCAAGAAAAGGCAGGTTTGTCTTGGGGTCGAGCATTGAGGAATTGGAGGGAACGATTTACGCCTCTCCTTGGTTGGTGGCTCCGCCCAAGTGATCGGCACGGACCTGTAAGCCCTCTTGGTCTTGGACAGGGCATGATGGCAAAGGCAAACAACGCCGATGAACATATCATGAGTCCGTGGGTTCATGAAAATGGCAGTATTCAAGAATCAACAAACCACCATTGGTGGGAACTGTTCATGCCATGGGGTGGAGTTGGTCGAAACGTGGAATCCCTGCGCCAAATGTTTGAGCAATCGTATCCAAAGTGGTTCGGATCTGGATGGCTATCGGATATGCTGATAAATCAAAACGCATCCGCTTTCATGCAATACGATCATGATGGGGGAAGCCATTTCCCTGTTGCTGTAAATCATCCAGCAACTGATTATCATCCTTCTCGATCAGCAATCAAGTCATCGTTGGGCGATAGCGAATTCTTTGAACAACGCAGAGCAAATTGGAGCCATGGTTCAAACCTTCACTTTTTGCATCCAAGTGAGATCAAAGGCCAAGGTGGTCGAATGATTGTTCCAAGCGATAATCTCATGTTGAGTCGATTAGGGCTTTCTTTGGCAGGTCAAGCCGATATGGGTTCTCCTCGAATTGGGATGTTTAGGGAAGATCACCCCTCCTCTTCAAAAGAATACTGGGACGCTCACAATGCACTTTATGCAGCGAATGATATGCATTTGGGGCAAGCGATGTCCAATATGGCTATGCGTGTCATGAAACAATTTGGCTCAGGGGCAATCAATCCTACTGATCCTCAAAATGCTGAACAGTCCTTGATCGCAAGAGGAAACCTTCAACAAATTGCAAGTGCTGCTGACTTTGCATTGAAGAAAATGGCAATGGGCGAAACATACCGTGCTTTGGCACCTGGTTATGATGAAATGGGCAATATGAACATGACTGTCAAACCTTTGGGTCCAGTCCATCCAATGTCTCACGCAACATCTCCTCCCGTGTATAATACGGGGAATACTCACCTTTGGGGGCATGAGATGCCAACAAATTTGACATGGAAGTATGATCCAAAGCAAGAAGGAATTGTATTTGGAATGACGGATGAACCATTCCAGATCATGCAAAGAACTGCTCATGAAAAACACGTGGACGCCGTGCTTCCAGGGTTGATCGACCTCCCCGTAGGTGCAAAACAAAAAGACATTCAAGCATTGAGTTCGCTCGATAGCCGTGGCCTATCTCCTTTGGCGACAGGAGATATTCACAAATCCGAAGATTACAAGGCAACTGGGGTTTTCAAAACCAAGATAATCCCTGCTTACACCATTCATAACCTTGATGAGATGGAAAAGTTGCGAGGCTTTACAGGAGATTGGGTTGTTCAAAAAATGCCCAAAGGCGAACGGATGTTTATTGAAAAGAAAGGCAATCACATCAAAGGAGGAAAGTTGCCATCCGATGTTAGGAAGAACCTTCGTGAGATCACAGGAGACTTCACTTTCGATGCTTACCTTGATGATGGTGTGCTTCATGTTGTTGATCTGCTCGTTCACAAAGGTACAGATATGCACATGGAACCTTTGGAAGATCGCGTGAATGCATTGAGGACTCTTTACGATTCAACTCCTCAAGTGCATTTTCCAATGCCCACCAATTGTGTATCCACCGATCAAGAGGGACTGTTGAAAACAGTCAATGCTTTGGATAAAGAGGAATTGCTTATTCGAGACTCAAAGTCCACATTCATGAAGGAAAAAGAGGTTCATCCCAAATGGATCCGATATGCGAAAGAGGACATCGCCAAGGCGTTTTATCCTCCAATGCCCGAAGTTATGGTTTATCCTGATCGAGTAAAGTTGGCGTATCCATCCATCATTGAACCAGTTGTATTCAAAGGATCATATGATCAAGGTACTTTCAACATCGATTCAATTGAAGGCAATGATGCATTGTTTGCAAAGGCAGAAAGAGATTCACCTATTTGGGGGCCTGTTGCAATTTCTCTGTTCAAAACAGCGGTTGCATCATCTGGGGGCGCATTTACTTCAAGTAGCGCAGGTACTCACAACCCTCTTCATTCTTCGAGGAAACGAAAACCAAAGAAATTGAAGATTGCAAAAACTGCTTTACTCCGTGCGCCAGCAATTGAAGGCGTAGGAGAAGAAGGAGACAATGTTGCGAGTACGATGAAACAGGTTCGTTCTGCAATCACAAGCGATAACAAGGCCAAGACGACTAAAAAATTGTTGAGCATGGTCGAGGGATTAAACAAAAAAATGCTTGAGATGTTCGCAGGAGAGTATGGCATTGAGCGAACAGAAGATGGCGACAAATGGACAGTCAATGAGGCAATTGATGATGACATCATTGAAAGGATGTTCCCTCGCATGAACCGTATTTCACCAGATGGGGGTGCTTGGTCGGGTATGCAAGCAGACATAACTGCGCCAACTGGTCCTACAAAGTTGATTGATGAAAGTGCCACCACCTTTTACGATCCTAAAGAACAGGAAGAACCAATCGAAACAGATCCAATTTATCATCTCAAAGTAAAGGATGGAGAAGATCAATCCACCACGTTGGATGTGGCTGATGGGGAGGCCACACTTCGAGTTCCAAGAAAAACACAAAAGGAAATGGAAAATGAGCAAGAAGTGGAGCCGAGTGATCGTTCCGAGGCAGATGACTCGTACTGATTTCATTTTTTTTTTGTAAGAAGCGTTCATATAGGATTGCTTGATTTAGGAAAGGTTGATGACGGCAGCAAACCTCTCAGTCTCCTCCGCAACATGGTCTGCGGATGGCTCTGATTTCTTGCTAAAATCCGCTGCATCAAATGGCGACTTATTCGTTGCAGGTTATGCCTCAGTCGATATGGTCGATAAGCAGGGAGATCGAATCCCTGTACCTGCTCTTAAGAAAGCCTTTGACCAATTTATGGGGAACAAGGCATTCCGCAATGTGCAATTGGCACACTCTGGTATTCAAGTTGGAGAAGTTGTCTCCGACTACAAGGATACCGAAGGACGATTGTGGAAATCCGAAGTTGATGATCACGGATTGTTCGTTGTTTGCAAAATCCGCAACGACATCCAAAAAGCACGTGAAGTGCAAAAGCAAATCCGCAATGGAGAACTACGGGCGTTCTCGATTGGCGGTCAGGCACTATTCCGTGTCTCCAAAACCACACCCGAACTCGGTACTCATCGAGAGATTACCGACCTTGAACTCCATGAGATCACACTCTGCAAGAAAGGAATCAATCCTGAAGCAGCGTACACGATCCTCAAAATGGATGGAGATGAAAACATGAGCAACACAGAAGTGCTAAACGAAATTAAAGCAGGTCTTTCCGAAGTCCTGAAAGAATTGAATGAAGGAAAGTCCGACAAGAAGACTGACGAGAAATACATGAAGGGCGACATGAAAAACGTCGAATGCGATGAAGATGGCAACCCCATCGGATCCAAGGGCGACGACAAAATGAAGAAGGGCGAGCAAGATCTCGCTCTTGCTTACATCGACACCCTTGAGAAATTCGCTCACGAATCTGGTGTTGATCTCGACGGCCTCCGTGATCACTTCGGTTTGGAAAAGGCATACCTCCCTGAACAAGGGTCTGGTGGCTTCTCTCACCGTGGTCAAGGCGACGAAGTTGGATCTGGCGAAGATGCAACCGAACCTTCGTACCCCTCTCTCCCAAGTCCTGGCGGCAACCAATATGTCATCAAGGGTCCAAGTGTCCCACACATGAACATGAATGCTCCACAAGGCAACACCAACGTGATCAAGTCCCTTACCCCAGAAACTTTGGAGAAGGGATACCGAACCTACGCTGCCCTCCGTGATGAAGAGGCAGTAAAGGGACTCGTTGAGAAAGAATGGGCAGAACGCTATGATGCAGAAACCGCTCAGGCTCTCGAAGTTCGCAAAGCCAACGATGTCGGCGTACAAATCAACGCTCTCCGTGAGGAAATCGCAATGCTCAAGTCCGAGAATGTCGATCTCCAAAAGAGCGCAACCCCTGTGCCATCCGAACCAACAACCTCCATCCGAGTACCAACACACGATGAATTTTCCCAGATGGGATCTGATCTCGAAGGTTGGCGAGCCGCAGAAGCACTTGCTATGCGAGCATTGCGAGGAGAATGAAATCACAAAAGGAGATGATGAACAATGACGCAAGGATACATCCGAACAATCGAAGACATGGAACGCCTTTACTACGGTGCTGGCGCAGGATCAAATGCATGGGCATACAGCGGAACCGATCTGCTCAAAGCCGATTCACCATTGATGTCCACCACGACTGGAACCTACAACGCCATCTTTGGGCGTAAGGTTTGGTCGCAACTCAACCAAGAATTCAACGCCTTCTCGATCCTTCCTAAGAAGCCTTGGGAAAAGAGTGGATGGCGTGTCGTGGTTGGCAAGCCTGATGAAGCAAGCGGCCTTCCTGAAAACGGAACCCTTCCTGACTCCACCAAGCCAACTTTCCACGAAGTCAGCACCAAGCCAAAGACCATTGCAAGCAAGTTCGACCTGAGCGAAACTGCAATGTTCCTTGCAGACAAGGACGATGGACTTGGCGATGCACGTGCTGTGATCAAGATGGAAATGTCGAAATCTCACGCTGAGTCGATCAACAAGATGCTCCTTCGAGATGTCAACACCGTCGCTGGAAACAACTTTGAATCCATTGACCGTGCAATCTCCTCCTCCTTCGTTGAGAAGTCTGGAATGGACGACATCAGTTCAGCAGCAGTTCACAACCAATACAGTCTCACCCGAGACTCCTCTGGTGCTACTGCCCGTGAATGGTACGACGCCAACGTCGATGCTGGTGCAAACGGTGCTTCCAACGAACGCCCTCTCACTTTGAACATCCTCGATGGAATGTTCCGAAGCGTTTGGGAACGTGGTGGTCAGCCAAAGGTCATCCTAACTGGCTACGATACCGTTGAGAAGATCCAACAACTCCTCCAACCACAACAGCGATTTACCGAGATGAAGCGTGTTTCACCTTCCGTCAACGGTGTCCAAGGTGTTCCTGGTATGGATGCTGGATTCGTTGTTGCAACCTACAACGGAGTCCCGATCATTCCTTCCAAGGACGTTGTTGATGATGGTCTTTCCCGACTATACTTCATCGACACCGACTACACCTACTTCTGCACGGCCAAACCAACTCTTTACCACGAATCTGGTATCGAGACTGGCGATCCATTCGGTATCAACCGTCTTGGACAAGTCGGCCTATTCCACACAATGGGTGAACTCTGGCAACTCTTCTATGGCGCACACGGCAAGATCCGAGATCTTAGTGCCTGAGGATAAAAAAAACATGGAGATGATGAAACATGGCAAACACGAACCTAACAAGCGGAACAATTGTCGCTGATGTCCCAATGTGGGCTGGCGTACTCGAAGAAAGCAACACCGACTGGCTACAAACCCCAATCGGAACGAACACGGCTGCTGGTGCAGTTCAAATGATGATCATTGATTTGGTCGTCGCAAGCAACACCGCAACCGTCTTTGATCTTGCTGATACTGCCTCTGGCACTCGACTGGCTTTCCAAGGCGACACCGCCCACGGAGCAGCCGTTCTTGCTGTCCTTGGCGTTGAGAACCGATCTGGTGGACACGAAGACATGACCTTGGTACGTGGAGAAGGAGCGCAAGTTCTCTTCACCGCACCATCTGGCGTCTCAGGCGACACAGTTCGATTGACCATTTTGTATCGCTGAGGTGTTCCCTTTGGGATACACCATCACATATACTGGCGGCAAGCCGTATATCGAGTACGAGATCAATGGAAGAAAGTACGGTTTCGCACGTGGCGACCCCAAAACAAACATTCCAGCCTCATGGATCGAAGAACGCATTCTTGGCGGCATCGAAAACGGATCAACTTCTTGGGAAGTTGTTAGCGATGCTGATGAGAAAAAGACTGAGGCCATGAAGGAAGTTGTTGAGGCTACTGTCGAACCTGTTGAGGAAGCACCTGCTGTTCCTGAAGACCTTTCGACATTATCCCGTGCCAAATTGATGGCTTTGTGCAAGGAACGAGGCATTGACACCTCGAACCGAGACAAGAAAGCCGATCTGCTTGAAAAGTTGGCATGAGGGATCTAAATGGCGAACAACAGGCAATCCATTACTGATGGCGAGAATTACCTTTCTCGAAGCCGTGTCAATCGCCACGTGATCACACTTACTGGAGATAATCCTACGCAATTGGTGTCTCTTAATGGAAAAGTCTCCAAAGTCGTTGTTGATGCATCTCAAGCATCATTGGCGATTGGATCTGGAAATACTGGCGAACTCCAATTTTTGATGGACATTGAAGACGGTGGAGGGACTGAGATTCCTTACTTTGATACAATTGGAAAATTGAATTACACGGGATCGTCAACAGGTCAAGTGGCTTTGCTTGAAGTTTCCCCAGGATCAAACAGAGGTACTGCTGGATCGAAAAATTCCCTACATTTTGCCGTATCAACCACTTCGGCAGCAGAATCGGGCGGAACTGTGATCAACGAGCCAGCCGCATGGAATGGCTTGGTTTGTGGTCAAGTACGCATAACGACTGATGTCGATCCTGGAAGCGGAACAATTCTTGATCCTGGTTCGGTTATTCGAGTCATTATCTATATGGAATGACCAAATTATTGGGCAAGGGATATAAACCATAGCAACATGAGGAATTAACATGGCATTGACGATCAACCAACCACGCCGACAGTCTGTATCGGGTAGCACCATTACGGTTCACCTTGAAATCACCCCAGATACTTCTTTCGCTTCTGGCGGAGAAGCCCTTGACCTTTCTTCCTATGTGCCAATCGTTGAATCGGTTGTTCTTGACGGAGGCAACACAGGCTACGTTTGGCAATACGATCACACGAACAAAAAGTTGGACTGTTTCGAGGCTGGCGCAGATGGCGCAGCGTTGGATGCCGTAAGCGGTGCAAACCTTTCCACTCACACAGTTCGCATTACGGTATCTGGACGACGTGCATGAGGGGGTGAAACCCCTTGGCTCGCATGAAGACAGGCCACATTGACCTCGATACATCAATTGAGATCAACAAGCGAAGGCAATCCCGAATGTTGGAGATCATGACCAACGCAGGATCTGTTGCCGAAGACGAATCTCCTTTTAGCCGTGAAAACATGGCAACCGCACAAAAGAAGTTTGTGAAGGTGGATAACAAAGAGCGAAGGAACATCCAAAACATAGGATCTGGCACTCGTTGCACCTCCTGTGGACTGTTGCATTTTTGTTGGACGCCTCGATGTGCAGTATGTGGCGACCCGATGCATTTCAATATGGGGAGCCACCACAGTTGAAGTGCGGAGCGGAATATAATGCCTCAAGTATTCAATCCTGGACATCGACCAAGTTCACCGCTTGATCCTACTGCTCTGGTGTATTGTACGGCTGACGAGGTTGCAGAGTTCTTGCAATTGCCCCTGCCCGATCCAATCACTCTCTCTGCAAACACATCATGGGGTTCGGATATGATCAACATCCCAATCAGCGGTGCTGAATATCGCAGATGGAAAATGGATTCCACTACGAGCATCACCGTGTACGATGACGACGATCCAATCGGCAAAACCTACACCGTTCTTGACGCTGTGAGCGGAGGGAGCGGAAATGTTCATGTTCGAGCAACAGAATTGACCGACACTACATCCTTCACAACAGCAAAAAATGCTCAACTTCAAATCAATCATGCTTTGACCAACAGCAAGGAAAGAGGACTAACCAGATCTCATGTTGAAAGTTTGATCCGCAAAAAGCAAGACTACATCGATCAAGTTTGCCGTATGGCGTGGCGTCCTCGAATTGTAGCCGATGAGTATCAAAATTTCACCACTTTCAAACCATATCGAAGGCGATACTACACGGATTATGTTGGTGCGGTCTATTTGAGGCATCGTGCGATTCAGCGGATCCTTCGCCTTGGCGTGTGGCAGAGCGATTATTATCGAGAATTGGCAGGAGCAAGGACGTGCATGAAGGTCAAAGATCCAACTAACTTGGGGGCAGCAGGTACGGAAAAAATCTTCCTTTGCAATGGAACCCCTCATAGTGCCACGTTGACAAACGGAACGGGTGCAACTCAATGGCAATCCGATTTTGGAGCAAAGACAATCGCTCAAAACATTTCAAATCTAATCAACAAGGATGATGCAACTTCTCGAACAGCGATTGCTATCGGAAGTCTCCAGGAATTTGGATCTCAATTGTATGTCAATGATGAATTCTTGGCAACTGCAAATAGCGACGAAGGAGATGGAAAAATTGTCATCACCTCGTTGAGATCAACAGAAGAGGGCGAATCGAATACAATCGCAACGACCAATCCTGATGTGTTTGTTTTTTCTTTGGGTACTGCGGTTCAAGCAACAATCGCTTCTGTTGCTGGATCGGAATTCACCATCGCTGATGCATCGGCCTTTACCAAAACCCAAGGGTTGGTGTATTTCACGATTGGAGCAACCACTCATGTGGTTCGATGTTCCAGATCAGGAAACACCTTTACAGTCGTTGAGCAACTCACAGTTGGAGCGACGGCTGCCTTGGCAACTGATGTTGTCATCAAGCAACAACGTTTGAACATTGACATGAATGATGAAGAACGCCAATACGATTGGTGGTCGATGGAAGACAATGGAGCAATCATGTTCAACAACCAATATCCGTTTTACGAAAACCATTCTTTGAAGGTGTCTTACATCTATGGCGAACGGTATCTCGACAAGACGATCAAAGAAGTGTGCATCAAAATGGTTGCAATTGACATACTGTTGACTGATGACTACACCGTGCTATTCCCAGAAGGATCTCAAAATGTTGACCTCAATGCTAAGATCCAAAAGATGGAGGAAGAAGTCAAGCGAATGCTTGTTCCGTATCAAGAAACCATCATCGTTGCAGGTATGGGTGGCTGATGTGATATTCCTTGCCCTCATATTAAACCACGAAGAAATCATCCAGATTTCCAAGGAGATTTCCAGTTTGGCTGATAAAGCCGTTAATGGTGGCCTTCGAGATATTCAAGAAAGGATGGTTGAAGAGGAAAAACAAATGTCCGATGCAGACGACATTGATTACAATGATGAAGAGGTTGATTCTGTTGTCAATGAGCGCATGAAGCAAAATTATTATCACACGAAAATCGGTGAGAAAATTAACAAGTTGCAGGAGGTCATGTGATGGCAAAGGATGCAATTGAGTCGATCCGTGATCTGCTGAATGCTCAATGGAACCTATCTCCAAAGCCCTCAATTGAAGACATTGCCGTCCTTGATCGAGGCGAAGGAAAGCGCACTCGTCTTCAAGATCAAGACGTCATTCGTATTTTTGAAACCGCTCACAATGAAGCGCAACCAGAATTGTTGTTTGATTTTGTCAATATCCACGTCAATTTAACCATCGATGTTCGTACATCAAAGGGAAGAAAGAGATTGGGCGCACTTCGAGATGAGGTTCGGCGGATCATTCATAAGTTCCGAAAAGGCAATGGAAACGACTTTGATAGGGTTATCTTCAAGACCCGAACCGATTTGTCGGATCGTAGCAAGGGGTTATTCCGATACACACTTCAAGCAGAGGTTATCACATTCAGCGAAGTTCTGGAAACAATCACATGAAATGAGGCGATAAAATGGTGAACACGATATTCAAGGGCGACATTGCAGAAGTGTCATGGGGTAAAGAGACTGGATTGATCGCAACAGGAGATACAACGTCTGATGGATGGGTGGCCTCCGCCCCAGTTGGAAACACCAGTTTGATCACAATTGGAGTAAATGCACCATGGGTGGCAGCGGGTCCAGACCTCCTAATTCCAGAGAATGCTTTGGTCGGCTGTGTCATGACAATCAGCGCGAGTGGGAATTTTGCTTCCGATGATTTTGCAACCACCCGTCGAACCTACTACATCATTGCAAGTGATCAATCGGAAGGTACAATCACGGTTCAACCTGCATTGGTAAGTGGTGGAGCAACTGCGGCAGCAAGTGATGTGATGACAATTCATTCCATCCGCTGCCCAACATTTGACTCTGCAACTCAAGTTCGCACAGATCAATTCTTTGGACTCCTCGATTCTTTCAGCCTCCCTGAGCCTGAGATTGATGTTCGACAGCAACACATCATCGGCATGGGTCGAGATGTCAACGTCTTGACAAGCGGAAGGGAAATGCTTGCTGGCGGGAGTATGTCGCTTAACGCTCACACCCTTCGCTGGTTGAAATACGCACTTGGGGGCGTCAGTTCTCGATCAAACAATGGAGAGTTGTCTCACGCCACAGCCGCAAATACAATCCTAACCGCTCGACCTCTTCATCTCAAAGATGCAAGTGCAACCCTCTTAGGTTGTACCGCTCAAGTGGTTGGAGCAGCAGGAGTTGACACCATTACGGCAATAATTACTGGTACAACCATGACTGGTTTGAATGTTGATAAGGCTGGCAAGAATTTGTTGATCGGTTTGACTTCATCAACTCATGGCACTACAACAAGCATCACACTTGGAGCCGCTTATACGACGGTTCACGATCAAGTCTCTGCATTAGGAGGCATATTCAAGCACGTTAGCACATCAGGTGTTTTGACCTACGGATCCTACACTTCTCTTTCAGGAGTAAATGTTGTGGGTTGCTTGGACATCGACACAGGTGCGGTCGCAAATGCTCGGACCAATGGTACGCTCGCCCTGCTTCCAGCAATCACGGCAAACATCGCAATCGATGACATTCGAGTAAAGGTCGGAGCAACCACACGTGCAAAATTCACGGCTGGCGAATACATTGGGATCATCGACAAAAATAGCCATTACATACCTGGTGCTGATGCAACTTTGCCTACGGTATTTAAACATGAGATCCGAAGAGTCATCGCAGTTGATGGCGATTATGTCTATGTTGAGGAACCATTCTCCTTCGCACATACTGCCAACGAATGTGGAGTTGAGAGGCTTTCATGCCTCGATGACGATAAGCGAGGAAGCCCTCACATTGATTCAACCACCAAGGAATTGAAGAATGGCGTGTCTCACACCATGTTTGGTGGCACTCGTTTGCCAACTTTCATGATCGAGCAATCATTCCGATCAACGGATGAAAGCCCAGGCACAAATCAGTTGCTTCGACTGTATAACGGTTGCAAAATTGAATCAGCAACTGTCAATGCAAACAGCGAGGGTGAATTGAAAATGGATCTATCCTATGAGGCAACTCGACACTACACCGATACTGGTGGAGCAATGACTCCACACCGTATGTTTGAGACAACAGCAAACACCGCTGCGAATCGAAAAGCAAGTGGCATTGCCGTTGACGGTGAAAAACCATATCTCTTCCAAGACATCTCGATTGAAGTCTTTGGCGCACCTGTTCTCCGTGGCACTCAATTTGAGTTCACAATTGCAAATGGCAACCAGGCTCGGCACTACATCCGAGGATACGAAGGAAACACATTGGATACGGACAATGTTCAACTTGGAAGCACTCAAACGGCATTTGAGATCACAGAATCAAAGCGAGCGTACACGTTCCGATTCTCAGCCATTGTTGAGGATGATCGACTTTGGGAACAGGTTCGTACTCGAAAGCACCACACCAATTCCAACGACATCGTTCTTCGCTTGAAGAAGCGAGGATCACACGCTACAAGAGAATCGGCAACCATCACCCTCGAAGACTACACTATCGTGAAGGCTGATCACCAAGTACCTGACGACAAAGGAGCCGTCATTGTTGAAGTTGATTTGCTCGTTCGCCACCTTAAGGTTGAGGAGAACTCACCATATTTGGCACTTTGATAGTGAGCCTTTAAGACAAATACAGGATAGGGATTATCATGCGAATTGTAGGATTTGTGATGCTTAACGGACAGCGAATACCAGTTGATTGGTCAATTGTAGGAACGAAGATCGAACATGGGGTTGGCCTCAGCGCAGAAAACGTTGAGTTGTTCATTCAATTGCCGACCTATGTTGGAGATGACGGGCAAGCATTGCAGCAAGCCGTTGAAGAAGTTGTATCGACCACATCTGGAACATACGAGAAGCAGACTGTCAATGATCTGCGTGTTCTGTTGAGCCAACGTGATCTCCCCACATACGGGAACAAGGCTGATTTGATTACTCGTTTGGTTAAGGACGATGCAAGTCCAGAGGTTGCCGAAGAAGCAACAGAAGAAGAGGTGAGCGATGATGGCGAAGCGTGATGCCTTTATCCTCAGCAACACACCAACTCAACACATTCTCGATACGCCAATGGGCGAGTTGATCGTGAATGTCAAGCAACTCTCTTGGGTTGAACAACAAGATGCCATGTCTCGATTCGTTTCTTTCAAGACGGGAGATGATGGATCCGTTGCCCCAGACATCGATTTGGGGGGCTATTGGCGATATGTGCTAACCAATTGTGTTGTCAGCACCGAACCAAGCCTCAGCAAAAAAGATCTGTTGAACCTTCACCCTGATGTCGGAAATGTCATCCGAACCGTACTCCCCGATCTCAATGAGATCATTGGTCAATTTGCAGGTGGCGTAAGCCCTTTGGAATAGAGTACGAGGACTTGGTTGCGTTCCTCGACGAAGATCTGGAAGACGACGAGCGACCTTCGCTCAATCTCTCCCAAGCAACAATTCTTTCGTTTCAAGCGATTACCTTTGCACTTGGCACTCATTTTCATTGTCCTCCTCACTTTTGGGACGATCAACCCCCAGATCGGGTATTACTCGACTATATGATTGTCCGTGCTGCCGCTGATAAGAAGGCCGAGATGCTTGAAAGAATGAAGAAACAGGCCGAAAGGCAAATGAAACACGGAAGAGGCAATAAGGGGCAACCACTACGCACAACAAGCGATGGAGTCGTTTTAGACGACTTCTTTGAAAGGCATAACCAAAAAATGAGGGGTGATTGAAATCGGACAACTTGACGAATATGTTTCATCCCTTGCAAAGATGAACGTTCTCAACAAGAAAAACGCAAAATCAGCCAATCTCCTTAACATCCAATACAAAGCCATGAACAAGATCTTTGGACCGTTTTTGGATCTGTTCGTCGATACCAAAAATATGTTTGAAACCGCTGCCGAAGTGGTTCCTAAATTCAACAAAGAGATGCAAGAGACTGGTGAAGCGGTTGAAACGGCTATGGGGCCAATCGGTTCATTCCTGAAAGCACTTCGCGTGATCAACACGGTTATGATCATGATATTGGGGATTTTTGCTGCGGTTGGAGCCGCGATATATTTGCTCGCATCTCATGTAGGCGAAGGCGCAGGTGATTTCGAGATCCTGAATAAAATTGGTGAGGCATCCAAAAAATTGTTTGAGGCTATCGGTGATACTTTCGACGCCCTTATGGGAGCCTTTGGTGCTGTTGACTGGGGAGTTGTGAGCGGGATTGTCCTTGAAGGATTGCAGGGCATTTTTGACGCTTTAGGGATGGTTTTGATCATTTACATCACACTTTACACCGAGATAATTTTGGGGATTGGCAAAGTCATCGCAAAAATGGATGAAGCGGGTATGTTTCAAAGGATTGGGGATGCAATTGCTGTTTTATTGGGATCGTTTATGGTTGCCTTTGACCTAATTGCACAAGCAATTAGCGATACGGGATTAACATTCGAGGACATAATTGAAGGAATACAGGGTGCTGTTGACTACTTCGTTGGTTTTCTTTTCAGTAGCGGAATAATCGAATTCTTTGTTCAAGTGATTGAATTGGCCTCAACTGTTTGGGCTTTGATAGTCGTGATTTTTGGAGTCGTTGTGTCGTTATTCATCCGTGTGTGGGCGCAACTTGGCCCACCATTGGTTAATTTTGTTAGAGCCGTGTTTGACTTTTTGGATCCAATAATTCGCATCATCACAGGAATTATCGGCGTCATCATTGATTTGGTCATGGGGTTGATCGGCTGGTTGTTGCCCTATTTTGAAACAGGAATGGGCGTCATTATGGATCTCTTGCAACCTGTCATTGATTTGATTACATGGCTGTTGGATGGCGTTTCAACAGTCTTGGACGGAGTAAGTGGGTTCTTTGGTGGAGCAGCAGATCTCATGGGATTCAGCGATGGAGGTGTTGCAAGTGGCCCTTCAAGTGGATACCCAGTTGCACTCCACGGAACAGAAGCGGTTGTGCCTCTTCCTGATGGCAGAACCATCCCTGTTTCGATCAAAGGCGACATGGGTGGCGGTGGAAGCACAAACAACATCACCATCAACGTTAGCGGAGGCGGAGGCAATGCAAAGGAAATTGCCAAGGCCGTGAGCGAAGAAGTAAGCAAGGTCATGAGGACGAAATCCCGTGGCAATTCATATTCAAGGGGCGTGATTTGATGCCGAAGATTCAACTGATCCGTCGAGATGGAGGCGTCGTTGAATTGGAAGCGACCAACATTCAATTTTCCATTCAAAGAAACATCGTGGGGCCACACCCAATCCCTCTTTTGGCAACACGTGCTGCTCTCGATCTAAACACTCCAAGCCTCGCCATCACAGTTGAGGGAATAATCAGCGATGACGAAACCTCAACGCCTGGTGTTGGAGCAAACATGAGCATTGACCTGTCTCTTGCATTTGGTGCAGCGGGTGCAACTTCTTGGTGTGGTTCTTTGGATCTCCTTTGGAGCCTCATGAAGGGCGAGATGGATAACGTGGTGATTACATTCCGCACCAAAGGGCAGATTGATGCAGGTTTGGGTGAAAACAATCAATTGGTTTTGAAGAACGGAAGTGCGTCAAATGTTGTTGCAACCACCAGTATTATTTATGCAGACATTTCCTCAACCACCAATACCAACACCGTTTCGACAGCAATTCAAAACGCCTTAAACGCATCAAGCATAAAGGTCGATGGAGCAACCACGGCCTTCACTACTGTTTGCACCGTTTCAGCGAAGACAGGTCAAGCGGCAGCAATCTCCTTTCAAACCCAAAATGGATCGGCAGGGACATACACAAATGAATTGATTGAGATTCAAAATGATGTCGTAGGCGAATCAGGAAATGGTACGGTTTTGATCGAGAAGAGTTCTGTTGCTTCATCTCAATCATGGGAAAATCAATTCTTCGTATCCAATATGCGAGGTGGCGTGGATCCTGTCAAATTGACAAAGGGGGATAAGTTGCAAGATCTGTTGAACATGATTGTGAATCCAAGCGTCGGAGGAGCATTGGTGAGTCCACAGGTCTTAACAGGATCTATGATTGATTTGCCCGATTCTATCGCCTCAGTCGATTCTGCTCAATTTTTGAACATCGGTGAGATAAAAGCCGTGAAGAAATACATTGTTGGCATACGAATTCCATACGAAACGCTTGCTGCATCGGTGAGTGGCAATCGAGAATTGCGACAATTCCTGATCCCTGCTGGACCTGGGACGGATGTGGCTGCAAGCACGAATGATCAGGTGTACGATCCATTTGAAGTGGTGAATAACAAGACAGTCCGACCGAATCCATTCACAAACCAAGGTGTGGCTATACCTGCGGTAATAAGTACCTTTGACCCTGGATATGAGGCTGGTGATTCGGTTTGGACTTACTCTCTCACCATGCTCCCAGTTGAACAATTGATTGGGTTGTGAGATCAATGGCAATGCACACAATCCGTTCAAAGGCAATTCGATTCAATGGATTTACCGATGGAATCGTCGTCCCTACTGGTCAATTTAAGGAAAGTGGAATTAGCCTCCTAAGACCTGCGTATGGCGGTACAACAGCAACAACAAAAAGCCACGCCACGAAGATTGGAAGGATTCATCTTCCAACTGAAAGCAATCCCCTAAACGCCATTTTAGGGCCATTCACAATTGAGGCATTTATTGTCCCAAATTATGGAGGGACTGTTGTTTCAAAACCAGGTTGCTTCTCTTTGGAAGTTGGCGATCCATTCAAGAATGCTCCCATCAAATTTAGCATTCATTGCATTGGTCGTGTCTTTACAGTTGCAACATCATTCGACGTCAATGTTCTCCTCGAATCACATTCGGGAACATACTCTGGAGGCCAGCACAAGCCAAATGACTTGACAGAGGGGGCGCAACCGTTGATGATGGTTTGCGCTCAATTTACGGGCGATGAGATGAAGGTCTTCGTGAACGGAAATTTGGTCGCCTCGTTAAATTTGATTGAAAACCGCATATTGGATAATGTTTCTTCGGATCTCTTCATTGGAGGCAGAGGCGGAGAGTATAGGGGCTTAATTGAAAGTGTTAGGATCTCAAGAGGCATAGTTGAGCCTTTGGTTCAGCCATTTGTGAACAACGATCAAACGATTGGTTTTTGGGATTTTAACGATGAAATCTCCTTGCCAAAATTCCACTTTTTCAACAATCGAAACGAAACAGCAGAGTCTCAAGGCAGAGATTCGTCAACCTATACCTCCCTGATCGAGACTCCAATGGTGATGCTCGGCTATGACTTTCAAAACATCAACGATTATGGGTACTTCAAAGTGTACGACCCTCCTGAACACGCCTCATCAAATGATGACAAATACACGGCACTTGAGAAGTTGGCGTCATACATCACGGGTCTTGATTTAATCGATGTCAAAAAACAAACATGGTACGCTACAAGCCTCAATGTGAATTCTGCTACATACGGAGGCTCAACTGGATCTTTGGATTATTTGGCCTCTGATCGAATCAAGCAATCTTCATTGAATGCGGTTATCAATCAGTCAGGAACGCACCCCTTAACAGGTCTTACAAAAACCGCAACTGCACGTTTGGTTAATCTCACCAACGGAAACAACATCGCCACAGCAGTTGAATCCGATTTGGATCCAATGACAAACCCCATTGAGAGGGTACGAATTATTTCCTTAGATTTTGCAAACAATCGAGTTGTTTGTCAATCGGTTCATTTGACAAATGATACGGGCGTGTCGGCCACCATCGAAAATCATCCAAAAGGCCAAGGCTTACTTTTTGACCATGCCGATGGAACTCCCATTTGGCTCACTTTGGGAAATGCTGATTTGATTGTTGACCCTGGAAACAAAAACACTTCGGCGGCAGTTGCAAATCAAGTGTCTCGACAAAAAGACGCTTTCACACGTGCAGAGTTCACTCAAGGACAACGCTTTGAAGATCGAAGTGGCAATCGGAACACAGCATATTTCACATCAGTTCAAAGCCGAATCACAACGGGTACTGCGGCTCTTACATCAATCAACCCTGAGCCAGATCCTCCAAAAGACAAGTTGCTAATGTGGATTAACGCAGGGAGCATTACTGGTGTTTCCGATGGCGCAACATTAACTCATGTAGCGGATCAAAGTGGGAACCTATTTGGCCTTTATACGGTTGGCACATGGGTCTATGAGGCAAATAGTGCCTCCTTTAATTCAAAGCCAGCATTAAGGTGTACCTCCGCAGATGGTGCTTTGATCAATATAGGCACAAACGATGGTGAATCAAAACAAATCACTCATACGGGTACTTCATTCACCGCCTTTTGGTTTGCAGCGGTGAATTACAATGCATCGTACAACACCGATCTCATTGGACAAAACGGAGGCTCACCAAAAACATTCTTTGGGATTTCGGGGGCGTCAGGGAATTGGTTTTTCACGAACAATGGGACCACAACAACAAACGCTACATCCACGGATTTGACAGTACCTGGCCTTTATTCAGCAACTTTTAATGCGGCAACAACAAACACGACTGTCCATTATCATTCAGCAACTGAAACCACTTTTGTCGCCAAAATCACAGGAACATTGAGTTTTGCAAATTCGCTTTTCACCATTTTTGGACGAGGGGCGTCATCGGATCCAGCGGCGAAAACAGGTACTGCAACGAACAAAGCAATTCAAAACACTCGCATCGCAGAGTTTCTGTTATACGAAAAGTCCATGACTGATGCTGAAAGGCAACAAGTGCAGGGGTACTTCCTCGACAAATACACGGTGATATGATGTCAACTCTCAACGATCCAACAGACGAAGGCTATGCTGGCATGGCAGGGATGACCGCTTACAACCACGTCGAAGGTGATTTCTTTTTGAGCAAGATGCCTCCATTTGACAATCAAGTGGTGAAGCAGACAATACAGGGCGTAGTTGACGAGTTTATTTTGAAAACGGATGAAATTGCTCTGCAATCCATATTCGCTGAGAATCAACCCGTGAGCATCACAGAAACAGTCTATTTTCATGAAACAACCAATGTGATCAATAAATCATTGACATCATACGCAACTGATGCGTCAGGGAATCCCTTCAATCGAATTGTGATACAAGCAGGATCGGGAGAATACAATGCGTCCCTTGCAACAAACGTTTCGTCTTCCGTCCACGATGAAATTGTGGCTTTGGCCGTGGAGGATGTCCGACCATTTATGATCAAAGGACTCGACATTGACCACGATGCAAATATCGTCAACGGGAAGCCAAAAAATGACGGTTATATTCGCCATTTGACTCCAAGTGAGGAGCCATTGATTGCTTCAATAAAGTCGCCAAGCATACTGACCACAAATGGGGGTCCGAGTCGAATTTTGGTGTATTATGATGCTATTGATCTCACAGGTGAAGTTGTGGCAGGTACAGGCTTGCCAAAGAGCGATTTTAATACAATCATGGATGACTATTACTCTGGTACAAAGAAGGCATACTTGGTTGTGCAGAAAACCGTACCTGCTGCATCCACGGTATTTTCAATTGGCGGGACTCCTCGAACCCTATCCGATATACTCCTCAAGCCTTACGCATCCCCTCCAGGGACTCCCTCCGATGTTCAACTTGAGATCACCTCAGCAGGAGGCTTGATTAGCATCCCTGCGTCAAATTTCAAACGTCCAATGAAGTCTCATGCATTGAAATCCTATGGGCAAGGTGGACGCATGGACTCGCCGTACATTGATGTAAGCGATTGCTTGATCTCAATGAAAAATTCAATACTTGGTTATGGTCGCCCACGGGCAATTGACAACCCCAACATTCCCGATCAAACATCTAATCCTTCACACCATGTTATGGTGATCACTCCTTCAACTGGAACTGACTTAAAGCAACACAATTCAACAAAACAAACACCCGCTGGCCTTTCGAGGGCAAGTCTTCAAGTGTTCAATGTGATTGATAACACCCTGTCATTGAATGAAAACCTTGTTTTGGCATTGCCAGCAAATCGGAATCGATATGCAGTTTTCGACGATTTTACAACTTCTGCGAATTCAGTCAACCCCTCATTGATTACGATTGAAATCGCTCTTTTGTCTGGTCGAGCGGAGCAATTCAATGTCCAAGTCAAGGGCGACGAGGCAGAATTGGAGATACGAGGTCGATCAAAGTTGATGGACTTTTCAAACAAACAGGTTGACAGAGATCTCAACTTGGGTGAAGCCATACCAATCAAAGAGATTGGTGATTTAGGGACTCCGACCACCACGCTATCATTGGGTGGATTAGGTCAAGGTGGAATTGATGCAAGACCCATTTGGGACGAACACCGCAACTTGACAGGATGGAAGGATCGAATCGTTGGGACTGGAAATCCCTCTGTTCGCAATGATAAACAAACATCAACCCACTATGCCTCCACCAGGGCTTTGACAGAGATTCCCTTGTTCCCCTCAATGTTCTATGATGTGGAAAAAATACATGGCGAGGGGAAAGAATTGCCCCATCCAAGTGGAATGGATTTTACAATGACAGTTGACGCAACCATGACCGCAATGAATCGCCCTCAAATGCAGCACATTGAAGGCAAAAATGCAATTGATTGGGGCATGAGGGATGTTGTTTCAGCAATACGGCTAAATCAGGATGTCTCCTTACTCATGTCCCATGTCAATTCATATGCCATACGCTGTCAACATTCGATAATTCAAGGCGTGATCACAGGGCATAACTTGACCCTTGGAACAACGAACTCCTACATTCAACTCGATGATGTTGAGGCTTTTGAAAATGAAGCAGGTTTAAGCATTGGCGGATCTGGCGTTTTGGATCAACCATGTTTTATCACCATTGGTGAAGGCATCATTACTGAGGATGCGGGGCAAGAACACGTGTCGCACTACATGATGAGAATACACAAGATCGACACAGGCACAAATCGAATTTACCCAAATTTGGCTTACGTGAGGACCGCTGGAGGGGATTCTCCTGTGCGTACCTTTGATACAACTGCGTCAACAAGAGCCGATGCTCATATTTTTGTTGGAGCAGTTGTGATGATGGGCGGGATTATAGCAAATTCAAATCTCCACGCCAATGCTCCAAATTACAATGCAGCAGTTCCTACAACAGAGGGCATTCGAGATGCTGTTCGTGCGTGTTTAGGAGGCAATCCAGTTAATATCATGCATTACCCAAATTCACATCAGTCTCCGCTCGCTCGGGAGTTGGTTTTGATCTTCAATGATCGAGTCAGTATGTCTGGTCTTGAATTTGACATTTACAATGAATTTGGAGGGAAGAACGATGTTTATGCAAGGCTTCCAATTGAATGCATCCCCTATTTTGCAGGGTTGAAAGGAAAACATTCGGATGGATCGGCCTTAGATTATGTGATGCCTCAACAGATTCGATTTCGAGACATTGCCCTCAAATCGCAAGGTTTCAAAGATTGTGTTGATGAGGTGATTCGCACAATAAACATGAGCGGTCATCCTAAAGCAAAGAACAGTATCGGAAAAAGCGCATATGAAACGTTCCTTCAAAGCATTTTCAATTCAGGATCTCATTATGGATATGTTCGTGCCTTCTTGGGAAGTGAAGTGGAATCTAAGGACGGAGAGAAAGGATTGTCCATCGTGATCCATAGCACCGTACCTGGTGCTGCTGGCCGCAACTTTGCAGTATGGTTTGAGAACAGAAGTTCGTACCCTTACAGGCCAATTCAAGCATTTGGTTTTGGTGGCCTCTTGGCACAAAATAGTCGAACATATGGGGCAAATTCGTTTGCTGCCCCCATGCCGATTGGATCGGATGGAGAAACATATGTCCCAATCACCACATTTACAGGCGCACCTCATGGTCGGACCATTCAATGGGGGTCAATTCTTTACAGCAATGTTGATGATGTGAGATCATACGATGGCGTCGGCCAACGCTATAAAGCGCAAACAACCAATTTAGGGGCAACTGGAAATGCATACGGGAGTTATTCAACCAATGTCATTTCAAAGATCAATGTTGACATTGGAGTTATCGATTACATGGCTCGATCCAACATACTCGCAAGCCAAACGAATTCAGATACGCCAATCATCATACGAATGAATGGGAAATTAGCAACTGTTGGCTCTGTTGGGCCGATCATATCGGAGATGACAATTGTGTCGCTCGAAAACGTTAGGCCATACGAAGACGCAAAGAAGTTCTATGATGCCCTCTTTGACAATGCAGGAGCCGAGATCATTGGTCTTGAAGTTGAATTTTTGAATCCTTTGATGGACAAGGACGGCATAATTTTCTTCGGAGGAGGGCATACTGGCGTTGTCTTTGACATTAGCGATGGCACAGATCGGGATTATTCATTGGATTATGATCATCATTTGGCAATAGGTCCAACTGGTTTCAGCGGTTTTCAAAACGTTGGTGATTTCCAAGGCGCATCAGCCGTCCTTGATTTTACCGATCTTCGCAATGAAGACACAATAAACGATAACACATTCCGTGGGTTCCATCATCGAGATGAATTGGATGCAAATGGTTCCCCCAATGGGATATGTAGGATGTATGTGCGATGTGTTGACCACGCAGTACCTGGTGAGGCTTTTGGTGCAGGAGCATTTACTCAAGACAACACACAATGGCGAGAAGACCTTTACAATCGAAAGGTTCGCCTCACAACAACTGGATTTAGCGCATCAACCGCATCAATAACCGATAACATTGAGATTACAGGATCATCATTAACACTCGCCGCAAAGTCATGGTGGCATGAAGATGTTGTGGCTCTTTTCAATAACAACGGGGGTACGATAGAAGCGGAACACGGAGAAGTCAAATCGTTTGATCCTCGATCTTCAGGGACAACGGGGTGGGGTATTTCTGCGGTGATGAAACCAGGAACGGATTTAACCCATTTCACGGGACCGATATTGCATGGGATTTTCAATGCTGGAACAACTCAGGGCTATCCATGGGGGCTGCACGTTGCTGGTCAACCCCCAGTAGGTGCAGATCAAGAAATTACAGTTGCACTTTCAAGAGGAACAGGACTTGGCTTTGGACTTCCAGTCGATGCAAAAGTATTGGTTCCACAGTCCATGCCAAGCGCAGGAATCAAAGTCAAAACAAATGGATGGACATTTGTGATGATGGGGATCCACGCAGGTGGGGAAACCTACTGCTACATTGGGAATACGGTCGGAATTACAAACCCCGCAGATCCTGGTGGTGCGATGGCTCCAGGCATTCACGATTTGACTCAGTTCATTGCAAATGTTGCAGATCAAAATTATGGCGTTGCAGCAACTGGTCCGAACAAAAGAAACACATTCGATACACAATCGAATGGCTATGGGGGCGGTGTTGCCGATCATCCTGATGTACCTGCTGCGTTGCAAACGATTCGAGACTTGGATATGGCTACAATCGGATGCGCTTTGATCGGTGCGCCTCATGTCAACTTCTTAGGTCCAGAGACAACACAGGGAGGACACCCATGCCCTCCATTTACGGGATATTTCAGCGGTATGCTCTCAGGAGCAAGCACATATGGAACCGTTGATGCGGCGGGTGCGACTGGTACGAATTCAGCAGGGCCAATCCATTTTGCTGGCTTTTTGTCCGAAGTCGCTTTATGGAAGCGGGGGATCACATTTACTGAGGCGAGTACCCTGTGGGCTGGCCGATCCATTTGGTGATGTAAATGGCAGAAGTATTCCCCCGTGCATTTTACCCTGCCAAGTATAGGCTGATGGGTAAAACCGCCGATGGAATGCCAAAGTCTGGAATCATGGCTATGCACATCACTTATCCCGATACCGAATACTCACATGATGACATAGAGGATTGGGAAATGGGGGTCAACTCAACTGATTGGCGACAGGGAATCACCGTTTTGATACGAACGCCCTTGGCAACTGCTGCAATAGCCGAAGCAAAGAATGTCATTGCAATCGATCTCAAGCAACAAGCGGCAGACCATGGAAGTGCAGATCATACCTATGATTTGGGAACTGAGGAAGCAACACGTTTTATTGCTGCTAAGATCAATTCTCGAAGAATCAAAATGGTCGGAGAAAGAGACAAAACCTCGTACCTTCGAGCAAAGTATGTCCGTCAATCAATGGACAAAAAATACAAGATTGAATCCTTGACATATACGAGTGGTTCGATTGTGGTCGCTAAGATCAAGACATTGAGTGGAACTGCTGTGCCAACTGAAATGATTGGTAAATTCCAATTGAAGGTTGGGATTGGAGCGGGAGGCGGGGTTAAAAAATTGAACGCAGGGACATATTCGCTTGCAAGTGAGCCTGTGTTTCTGTATCGTAGCGGGAATTTTGCTTATGTCAGCATGGCATCAACAGGTTATGCCTTTACCGCAAGTCCAACAGCAGGAGATGCCTTGGTTGGAAGTTCCGACATTACTTTGGAAACAGCAGATGATCCAGTCCACACCGTTGTCTTAGGATGGCAAAAAATCAGTCCACATCAATCACATTATTATTGGGCAGAAGCAAATTTAGGCCCCGTAGTCCAAGGCGTTGGAACAATTGGTTTGCACAAATTGATTGCAAAACCAATGGACGGAGGCAACATGGGATTGCCTTCACCAAACCATGTTAGCCAAAACGGTCGAGAAACGACGTCTTTTACGGCGGTTGGGCCACAATATGGAAGAGGATACAATCGATTCAGCATCGAGGGATTAAATTCATGCAATATGCCTTCGATCCCCCCTCCTGATTATCATATCACTTCACCTCACATTGAAGGAATTACTTCATTGCACCCCGATGTAGTCTCCGACATCTCCGCAAACAAGTTGCAGATTGAAAAGTTGGAATCTGGTGTGGAATTGCCAGTTGCAGCCACGGATCACAAAATATCTCTTGAGAACGGGTACAATGGCACATTTTCATCAACTTCTGTGGCTGCATCAATTTACAATGATGGGGTTGAACCGTATTTGTCGAATTTCACAATGGCAAATATCCATGTGTCGCACGGCATAAAGGATTCAAATCAAGAGGCTTATGCTCGCCCATTTAGGATGACAGGAACCATAAATCCAGATCGGGTTAGCGGTTTGCAGATCAGCAATGAAGAACGAGTCTTTGATGATATTGAGGTTCTCGACGATCAAGGAAATTCATTGGTGTTGAAAGGTAAATCTCCGTGGGGTACTGTGATTCGTGATTTCACATATTCAAACGAAAGAGAAAACCCTGAGACTGGTGTCGTTGAAGTCGGACCCTCGTCGCCTGGAGGGACATTAACTCCAAATCTCAAAATCCAATTGCCAAAACAAGAAGACATACCTGGCGGGATCTTTGTTCGTTCAGGCCATGATCGAGTGCAAGCATGGTCGAACAAGACTTGGGGGTTGGGAGGGTTATCTGCTCCAAATCCAAGAAAGGCAGGGGTCGCAGAAGAGGATAATGAAACGTCTCAATTTGATACTCATGATCGTATGTTGATCTTCCATTGCCAACGAATACTTCACGATAAAATGGAACAGTACCATGGATTAAATCTCCGTAAGCCCAATGGCAACTCAAGTAGCGGTCAAACACGATTGTTTGCATCTCACCGCATATCCGATCACGCTGAAAGAGGAAGCGTATTGAAACAAACAAACAATGGTGTTGAAACAGGCAATTTGATCCCTCACCATCGCATTCGCTTTGCGAGATATGGTCATTCTTTCATCACACCGACTTTACACAGAGGGACGCCTATGAGTATGAGGCGACAATTGCATCGATCTCATGGCTCTGCATATTCCTTGATGTTTGAAGCAGAAACCGAATACAAACACCACGGCTTTGGAAGTGGAGACACGACAAATTCTGCAACTGTGTTTGAATTGGATACTCTCGAAGCAAAAGCAAGTTCCAATTATGCAACAGGATCATTCGCAGGAGATGGCTTGCCATTGAGTGAATTGAAAGGAGCAAGGCTTCCCGATATTGATGGATCCTACACTTCTGTCAATCATCGCAACTTTTTGGATTATTTGTTCGCTCCAGGTCAGGAACACACTAAGGCAGAAGGCATAAGCCAATCTGTTGAGTTTGCACTTGGATCTGCAACGCTTTCAGGGTCGAAGGCAGCAACGAGATTGACAGTCCAAGGAGGCACGTTGACCAAAAATAACCGCTTTGGTACTGCTAACGAGTTCATGATCAATGGATTCATGGTGAACCAGTATTTGGGCATGGGTGGTCGTTTGGAGCCGATTCGCAAGTTAAGTGCAGATGGCACAGGAAATTGGTTTGTTCGAGGATTTGCAGAGGGTGTGATTCGACCACGTGTTGCAACAGAGTTGGCGACTGTACCTCCTTTGTTTGCCCACGATCCAGAATTGCTGAACATGAATGCTGCCCAAGTGAGTTTGAGCAATTCCATTCCAAGCACATCGTTTAGGAAGCCCACAGATGCAGATCATGGTTTGATCAAAGCAGCAGATACTTTCAGCGGAGCAACCCCAGACGCTTTCCTTTGCAATTGGCTGGCCGAATACAGCCATCCTTCTCTCTTTGGAACCAGCAGGGAGCATTTCCTCATGTTCCGATACCGTGAAGCAGGGATGCCTCGATCAAGAGATTACCCTGCCGTTAATGGTTTATTTTTACGCAATTCTTCACATCCAACCACCACGGCTCAACCATTGAAAAGTGCTGCTTTTGAAAGGCTTTACATCGCACAATGGTTGCAAAATTGGGGATTCAATGGCTTGAATGCAAGCGGCCATGGCAACATTGAGGGGCTTCGAGGAGCGGGAGCCGTTCGTATGGGTCATACCACTATTCGAGAAGCCAGCGGCACACTACGTTTGATGAAAGAGAACGCAAACGGAAATCGATTTTCAAGAGGAGAAGGGATTGGAGATGGTATAGATCCTACAAAGGAAATTGGCGTCGTGATGGGGATCGACAAAGACACCGACAATGAAGACTTCAACAGGCAATACTTTGCATTCCAACCTTGTGTTGGGATTGACATTAGCCGAAGGCTTCCAGTAAGGTCTTGGGGCTTTAGGACTGGATCCGATGCTTTGAATATGCTTGCTGGCGATCCTACTGAGGCCGATGCAGGGAATGCCCAAGCAGTTTTGAACAGCGGTCGATTTGATGGTGGGATTCATGATGCTGTTCAAGATCTGCCCAGTCCAGCCTCGTCAACTGATGGTACGGATTGGGGCAATTACCTCACTACTTTGGGCATGGAAAGATCAGTCCCAGTAGGTTTTGTAGCAAATGATTTCACGGTCGAGGCTACACCGTTTGAAAGGAACATCCGACAAAACAACGAGATCTTATCCGAAACAGAGAGGATTGGGATAGGAAACAGAGTTGGCATCACCGAAAACGGTATGCTTTCTCCACACGTTATGGCATCAGGGGGATGGGACTACGAGTTGGATGATACACGCCCAACTGAACTGCCAGTATCTGGGGCTGTGTTATGGTTGAAGGCTGATTCATTGGATCTTCAAGACGGAGATTCGGTGGCAAAGTGGACAGATTCATCAATTAACAAGTGGGAGTTCATCCAAGGAGGGGCTTCGGCTCAACCGACATTTGTGAAACAAAATTCTGCCGTGAACAATATGCCAGTTGTCAGTTGTGATGGCGGAGATTTTCTTGACATGAGTTCTTTTCAAGCATCTCTTAATACAAAAGAAATGACTCTTTTTGCGGTTGCTTTCCCTGATTCCGACAACAATGCTGCACAAGGAGTCATTGAGTCATTCTCAAATAGCCCTGTGGCAAGATCAGGATATTCATTGTGGGCGAGAATGGATATGACCAATCTTTGGAGATTTCAAGGCGGGGCTGATAGCACCTATACTGGTGTCAATTCGGCTAATAATGGGGCAGAAGGAGGCGTTGCAGACGTCATAACTGGAAAAATTTATGGTGGAAATGGCGCAGGTGGGACTTCAACATTTGAGATATACCAAAATGGAAAATTGGATAACACAACCACGGGTCCATACTGGATGGCTACTGCTGATCCTGTTGGAGTTGCTCACGTAGGGAGTTTCAAATTAACTGGAAAGATTGCTGAGATTATTCAATTCGACCGAAAATTGACAACGGCTGAACAGCAAGAAGTTGAATCGTATTTGTCTCGAAAGTATGACATAAAATTCGCTTCAACTGCTTCGCCTCACCCTGCTTTGTATTACGATATTAACCACAAACCGTTGAACAAGGGTTCGGATCCGTGGATTGATCTTCAACAATGGACAGGATCAACATCCTACGATCAAACCGCATCCCCTGGTGCGATGATTGCTCAAGCCTCCGATTTTACTACGGCACAATTTTATCATCTGCGTGGGAATGCCTTCCACACCAACATGAGGCCAATCACAAAAGCATTATCGCAGTATGGCTATCCTCCAATGGGGCAGAGCCAGATCGCAGGGAGTTCATTGACTATCACGGAAACAACTCCTCTTCTTACCTCAGAGATCTCCGACATAAGGCAAATTCAATCAAGAACAGAACCTCGTCTTGGTTTGGTCATGGAGGTGGAAAGTGAACGGTTGGAAAACAAGAACGTTGAGTATGCGGTTGCAGGAACCCGATCTGTTTCTCTCCATTCCGATTTGATGCTTGGATACCACTTCCCCGTTTTGCCATCTCATCAAACAAAGGCTCAATTGCAGTTGGAAGGTTTCACCGTAAATGGATCGGGGAGCGCAACGGTTGCAAAGGATTTCAAAACAAAACCTGTTTGGAGTCCTGATTCAAATGCTTCTAAGGGGGCAATCGTTGCACCAAGCGATTCGATTCGAGGAGATCAAAAGACTCACGCCTTAGACGTGTGGGCGGTTAGAGGTTCAGCGGATTTACCAGCCTGGGGCGGAGTCTATATTCTCCGCAAAACCTATTTGCATCGCGGTGAAGAGGAAACGATGAAGTCCCAAGTCGATTCAAACACAGGTAAGGTTGTAGCCTCAAACCCAGTTCGCAAGTATGTTGATTACATTGTCCGACCTGTGAGGCCATTGAAATTGTACGGCTTTGCCTCCGATCTTTTACAGGATGGTTTTGTCTTAGGTCCGAGAGCATCTCTCTCAGGATCATTCAACACCTATGGCTCACAAATTTTTACCAGAGATAAGCGATACGGAATTTTTGAAATGAATGACGCCCGTGCTTTGGGCGAGGTTGAACCGATCACCTCAGCGGAGGGTTCCTTTGAGATCACATATCCTGATTTCAATGAATTTGATGTTGTTTGGCATTTGATTCCAAGTGCAAATATGCTTCAATTTGCAAAGTCCGATGCTCATCGGTTCTCCGACGACCAAAAGATGGAACCAACCATTGAGCCTCGATACTCTCAAGCATCACACGTGGGAGGGGGCAACAAGGTCAGTCAATCGGAAACCAAATATGACCTCACCAAGGGAATCATGGGAGATCATGCGAGGCATTCAAAGGATGGCGAAATTGTTCAATCCCAAGACTCTCTCAGGTTATATCCAAGAGTCAAAGTGATGACCAGCAAAGGAGGAAATGTGTATTCCTTGGATGATGCATCTGTTCTCCCCCCAGGAGGAGGCAAAGTATTCGCCTTAGATCATACGGGTGTTTTGACATATTCGAGCGTGAGCGGGGATGACATCACCATCTCTGGAGGATCGTTAGTGGATTCAACAGGGACAACAGTATCGGATTATGTAGGCATGACGTGGTACTTTACTGACATTTCATCTCTTACATCCCTTGGCACAATTTACGAGGCAAGAAGCCCAACTCGAAAACAAGTTGTTTCTCCATCGTTCATCGATAATGCAGTTGTGTTGGCAAAGACCCAAAGACATTCTTGGCCGTTTTACAATCGAGATTTGAATGCCGTTGAGCAAACAACGCTATCCTTCCAAGGTTTGTTGCATTATGAGCCATCCGATTTTGTCATGGCACAGCAATCAACATTCAGCATAACCAACGGAAAGGACAGAGGATTTATCTTTGCAAGCAACGGTACTCAAAAGATCTTGAACGATGGTTTTGAAATCTCTTCGGCTCATGTCCCATCCTATGTCATTGATGGAAACAATGTCAAATGGAGAGTAGCGGATGTGGAAACGGAATTAGGCAACAGATTGTTGGTTTTCAAAGATTTGACTGGCAAGAATTTGAGCGACTCTGGGATCGAAATAACACGCCTTCGTGCTGCCCAAATTGGAAACATAGGCATGAGAAGTACCGATGCAGCAATGCACCTGTTAAATGACGCAGGAGGAGATTTTGCAGGTATCCGATTGGAAAAACCAGATCGGGAAACGGCATCAAATGACATCTCAAAATACACCGATGCTCATCCAATTTTGACAGAAAAGAATAACCACAGCAATGTCTTTGTTTCGAGAGACACAAGAGGATTGAACACAATGGACGTGATCCGCAATTTGTCTCAAATCGACAACCGCCAAATAATCAATGATCGAGCAGGACAGATTGTGTATTCAAAAGATGTGTTTGACGATACTGGAATTCGACTTGGTGTGGAAAACGGTGCAGAAAACATCATCGTTAGTCGATTGTTCGATTCGCCAAATGAAATCGTGATTGTAGGCGATGTGATTGCAGGAAATGAGATTGTGTTTATTCGCATCCGTGATAGCGAAAGAGTAAGAGAGGCGGCAGCAAATGGTGAAGAGGGAATGATCAAGACTCTGCGTCAACAGATACCTGGTTTAAAGACCGTAAAGGAAGCAAGAGCAATTGCAAAGTCTTTGTTGTCGAGAGTTGAAAATGGCGCACCAATGTTGAACATAATGGGAATGATGAACGCCACCTCTGTTTCAGCAGGAGATTTGATTTCGATCAACCTTCCAACTCACGGAGTTGTAGGAAAGTTTGCTGTGTTTGAATGTAAGCACACCCACTCCACAGGAAAGACTGATCTTGTAGTTGCTCAATACGAGAAAGGCATTGAGGGTATTCTTGCCGATGTTCGTTCGAGCATGGTTAGCATGAGCGGATTGAATGAATCAGCAGGAGATGCAAAGGTGGCGGAAAACCTCTCCCTCTCCACATCAATTCAAGTTATTGCTGTTCACCGCATAACGGTTAGGAACACAAACAATACAGGTTTTGTGATTGGAGCAAAGCACAAAAATGGCCTTGGGAGCATAGGTGTTCGAGATAATGCAAAAAGGGGAGTCCCTCTCGGTTCAAGTAAGAGCCGACAATACGTGGTGAAATGATATGCCAGTTCTCGACCCCCTCAAAGCCGCTTTGACCGACCACCTCCAAACGCTGATCAAGAATTGCACCTTGGGAACATCTGGATCAAAGTCATCAAGCAGAGACAGCGGGGCAGGAAATACCCAGTTGAGCAAAAACGTGGTGATTCAAAGAGTCGATGATCGTACACTATCGATTAACGCATTTTTTGATTCGCAGCACACATCGGCTCAACCACTTCAAGAGGTCGTTTTACACGGGACAAATGCTCTCGACACCCCTGCATTCCGAACAACTTTTCTTCCGATCCAAAAGAACACCACAAACGAGGTTCGGATTGATATTTTGATGGAGGTTAGATGAATGGCAAAATGTTCATGCAAACCTGGAATTGAGAGAGATAGTTGCTCAAAATGTGAAGGAACAGGTCAAGTCAAGAATTTTTTGGGCAATCACATTTGCCCTAAATGCGGTAAG